ATCTATTTCTATCTATTGCTTGTTTTTTTTTTGATCTGATTGGGTTTCTTTCTATCCCTATCAGATCTTTTTTTGTCAATTTTCTCATTTTTCTATCTATTTTCCTCATTCTAGTTAATCATTGTCAATCCCACTTTCAATTAAAGATAAAAGTTTTATTAAAGGAGATTTTCGTTCAATGAATAAGAAAGAAAAGAAGTATATCAAGAAGTTAATCAGAAAAGAGATTAAGAAAGCTTTATTTTCTGATGCCTACAAAGACACTTATAAGAATCTTTCTGCATTAATGCTTCAAGCAGAAGATACTTTAACTCAGATGCGTATACAGCATCACAAAGTGGATCTTGGTCAAGGAAGACCATTTAACTAAGACTTCAATTGAGCGACTTTATCTGATAACCATTTTAACAAAATTTACATAAAGGAGGATTTTTAACAAATGGGAAAATTAACAAATTACGAAAGGCAGTACATCAAGATTTTGAAAAACATCTATCAGAATGGTTATGCTGATGGTGTCAATGAGCGTACTGGCGTATCAACAAAAAGATTGCCTAACCAGGTAATCTCAGTGGATTTGGAAGAAGAATTTCCAATCCTCAAGTCAAAGAATGTAAGAGGAAAAAGTGCATTACAGGAAATTGAATGGATCTGGAAACAGCAATCCAACAATATCCATGACTTAAAACCTCACATCTGGGATGCATGGGCTGATGAGAATGGTTCTATTGGAACTGCTTATGGAGCACAGATTGCAATCCCGGTTAACACGTATTTGGACTTTCCAAAGAAGTCAAAAGAAGCATTCCGTTCTTATCAGAATCAGGCGGAATACATTCTGGAATATCTGCGTGAGAATCCAAATGGTAGACATGCAGTTGCTACTATCTGGAATCCTCAAGAACTTGCAAGAATGGGATTTATCCCTTGCGTACACACAACAAGCTGGAACTTAGATGGTGGAAGATTAAACGTCCTTGTTGATCAAAGAAGTGGAGACTTCCCTATTGGAGTTCCGTTTAATACCACTCAATATGCAATACTCTGTTTACAGTTTGCAAGAGATCTTGGTGTAAAGCCTGGAAATCTTACGCATGTAATTGCAGACGCACACATCTATGACAGACAGATGGAAGGCGTTGGATTACAGCTTAAGTATTATGAGATCTTAGAGTATCTGGAAGACGACAACTTTGAAGGTGCTCAAAGACTCATTGATTGTATTCATATTGAAGATTATCCGAATGAAAAGATTGCAAAGGATTTATTGCTTGAGAAAGGAATTCTTGCAATTGAATCAAAACCGAAGTTTGTATTTGACACTGAAGAGACCGGTTTCTTTAAGTATGACTTTAACAACTGTCATATTGAAGGATACGAGCATATGGGAAATATTGACTTCGGGGAGGTAGTAGTTTAAGATGGACGATTCAATTAAGGCAACAACGATAAACGAACGCATCACATTACAGGAGATTCGCAGTCGTGTTACAATCAACATGATTGCTGCAGTATCAGAAGATGGAATTATTGGAATTGATAATAAAATTCCGTGGCATCTTCCAGAGGATCTGAAGAATTTCAAACAGATGACAACTGGAAGACCGGTGATAATGGGCAAGAATACTTTTCTTTCCATTGGAAAACCCTTGCCTGAGAGAACCAATATTGTGATATCTACAACTTTGGAACCATCTGATGGATATTTGATCGCGAAAGATCCAATGGATGCGATTGAACTGGCATATCAGAATCTTCATCAATTTAACCATGTCATTTGTATTATTGGTGGTGAGAAGATTTACAACGAATTCTTCCCATTTACGGATCGTATCACATTAACTCGCGTGCAAACAGACGCAGCAAGACTTGGTGTTGATATTGAGAAATGTGTGAAGTTTCCACTAGATGCAATTGACTATTATGGTTTTAAACGAATAAGTCAAAGCAGACATGCATTCCTTGAAGGTGAAGGACCGAACTTCATTATTGAGGAATATACAAGGAAAAAATAAAAAAAAGAAGAGAGCTTGGATTTTCACCCTTGCTCTCTTCTTTTCACGCACTTACTTTGCGTCAGCGATCTCCTTCGCTGCGTCCTTGAAACAGTTGATCGTGAACACTGCACACTGCCCTGCAATTGTGATCAATAAGCCCGGTGCTTTCTTCTTCGCCTGCTCACCAAACTTCTCCGGTGTTACACTCTTACAACAATCAATTGCCTCTGTTAAAATAGTACTGTGTTTTTCTTTCATGACGCTACCTCCTTAATCTTATCAAACGTCTTATCACACCATTCATCGTAGTCGTTATATCCGATGAGGTTCATTGTTCTGGAAAGCTCCTGGATTGCATCAGCGAACTTCCCGGTATCTTTTGTCGAGACAGAGCACACTACAATCCTGTACGGCTCTGCCTCATTTTTGTACTGCTTTATGAATCGTACATGAATTCCTCTCTCATAGAAGAATCTCGATGCACGAAGTTCCTTTGTGTCAGCATACATGAAGTATCTCCGAAATGGAGTCTTCTTATCAGTCTTTAAATACAGTCTCATGCTACTTCACCTCCCAACTTTTTTATTAAATATCGAATTTAATTGCAATTGCTGCAAGCACTGAAAACGCTACAACACTCACACCTGTTACCAGTGTATCTGCGATATTCTCCATAGCTTCAAGTTCCCGCTCTCTTTTCTCCTGCTCCTCGATATGTGCCATTATTGATTCTACCATTTTTGCTTTAAACATATTATTTTTCCTCCTTATTAAAAGTATCAAAACTAATTTCATCTGGCAGATCATCTGCCCCATCTTTGTCAACGATTTCATCTGGGAATATCTCATCCGGAAATACTGGCAGATTTCTTTCAACTCTCTTTAATTCCCTAACATCTCTAAATCCTCTTCTCATGATTATTTTACTTCCTTTCCATAATCCAGATACTGCTTCAATTCCGATAACTTGATAACATCCGAAAGAACATTTTCAAACTTTCCAAAGTTGCGGAATCTGTTTGATTTCTGCTTCAACTGAAGCTTGATAACGAGATCCAGTTCACATGTTTTCTTTGCTTCCCTCAACTCATCTGTCAAGAGATAATCAATGACTGTCATGTCAACTACATCTTTCTCAACCTTTCCGTAAAACAAATCAGCCGGAAGATAATTGATCTTCATCCAGCTACTTGACATATTCGGATTTGAGCTGTAGAAACCATTTTCAAACATCATGCCGACGCCCTTATATGAAGCGATAGCTGAAACCTTAACAAAGCGACTCTTATCGGTTACCTTGAATCCGTGATTCTTACAAATCTTAAGAACGAATTCTGCATCCGATTCCGGTAATTCACCGAAAGTTACAGCAGCTTCTGGATACAAGAAACAATCAACTCTTATTGATCCTGATAAAAGCTTATCCGTAACAGTTCCTTCTGATAATGTGATATCACACCCATCTGTTTTCCATGTTTTAATAATACTCATTTTTAGTTCCTCCTTTTTTATCATGGGACTTTTTTTTTGTCCGTAGTTTTTATGAATGATAATCAAATCCATTTTATTGCTTTCATCTCGCAATCCTACGTCGCTTCTCGGATCATAGAAAAACGAGATATGTATTCACAATACCTTTCTTCTCTTTCATTCACCAAAATAGTATATAAGTGAAAATGTTAAAAATCCAAATTTAGGGAATAAAAAAGAAGGGATAGAAAATCCCTTCTTACAAATACTGATATCTAAAATACTTAACCTTTACTGCACTTTACATAGTTTTACTGTACCATACTTTACCATATATTATATTACTCAGATGCACTCCACTTTACCACCACTTAGCACTTCCATTCCTATCCCTACCATCACACTACAACACTAGTCTCCACATTATCATACCTTTACAATACAATACCATGCTCTACAGTACCATTACTAAACTTCGCTTGTCCTCACCAGTCTCTACCAATACCGAACCTTGCTCGTCTATACCACACCACTACTTAGCTTGGCGCGACCGCACCCTAATATACCAAAACGGCACCTCACTATTCTGCACATATCCATACCACTACGTTACTCAGCAATTCCTAGCTCATCCTTCACAATACTTGATGATACGTGACTGTACCAAGGCTTTACCAGATTTCACCTTACGATACCATTACGCTGCGGGGCTAGTCTCAACCCTGACTATACTAGACAGCGCTTTACGACACCGTTACGCTGCGGGGCTAGTCTCAACCCTTTCTTCGCTTGACCTAGATACACTTTACCTATACATTACGATCCACACAAAGCATGGCAATTCGTGACCCTGCCTTTACCCTACTTAAGAGTTCGTAACTATACCTTTGCTATACGTTACTTTAGTACACCTAACTGCACCCATTCATAACACGACTGTGCCTTTCGTTACCGTAACTATGCATTGCTGCACGATAACGTACCACTACATAACTTGGTAAGTCAAAACACAACGTCACCATAGCATCAAGCTTAATCTTCAGCGTCCCAGTTTGCAAGTGTTACGTCAAATCCACATGCATGTAAAAGTTTTTCGTAATGCTTGTAGCTTTTTCCATAAAAGGTATGTGTCGATAGATATACGTCTTGATGCTTTATTTGTCGCATCATAGATAATTTGTGATTTAATGGTTTTGGATCTTTTGTTCTTAACCAAGCACAACCGGTTCGCATATCAATTTCTAAAATATGCGTTTTTGATTCCTTGGGAATATTATTCAGATCTATCCAATCTTTAATAAATACACTCATGACTTTCTCACCTCCTTTCGCAATGCTTAATTTAGAGTAACTCCGAATATTAGAAATTTTAAGATACTTAACCGTTTCCCTGCCCTACTCTACAGTACCATTACGGCTCTTCACTCCACTCAACCATAACAGCACAGTGCCTCAATCTACATCTCCTTACCATCGCCGGACTGAGCCTTACTTTACCAATACTTCACTTTACTGGTCAGCACTTCACCAATGCCTCACTCTACGCTAATGTACCATTCCTGAACATCACATTTCTCGACTACACCCTTGCTTTACTTCACATAACTGTACCATGGATCACCATTACATCACTTTACTTTACAACTCTACGCATCTCCACAACTCCACAAAACCATTACATGATAATACATCTCACCACGATACCTTTGCAATATGAAACATCACTATTCCTTTCCATTGCTCGACTCCACCTGATACCACCATACCATTACGCAGCCTTGTTTAGAATAGCCTCACCATTCCATAACGATAAAAAATATAGTGGGTTTGCTATAGCAAACCCACTTTTTATTAAAAGATGTCTAAATTACTCTTCGTCAACCGTAGTAATATCCTGCCATAATAGTCTCCCACGTCCTGAATTATGCCACTGACCCAGACCATTCCAACGGCCATAGTTCAACCACTCCGGTACTCTCTCATACATCTCCTTATTCAAACAATGGATTGTACATTCCAGAGTTGATCCAGCCGGAATACATTCTGAAGCTGCAAGCGCTGTTCTTTCACCCTGTGGTGTATTTGCACGCAACGGCCTTTGACAAATTGTAATTTCACTACCCTCCGGCATGTCGAAGAGAATCTTTCTTGGCTCAACGAACACAAGATTGTCGATTTTTGTTTTGTATGCCGACAGCCCTTTTGATCTGGACCCTTCAACTTCACGCATGGCTTTGCACGCGTTCTTAAAGAATCCCTTGATAACGTAGTCATACAAAAACGGCTTTCCATCCTCCGTCTTTGCAAAGATGGTAACACCCTTCTCATCCAACCCGTTCTCTTCAGCCTCATTGTACTCCTTCGCCAGCAGCGATGCAATCTCTTCCTGCTTCTCTTCCTCCGTAAGCGGAATCTTTGCATCCTTCTCTGCCTTCTTGGTAGCAATGTAGCTAGAATAAATCTCTTCATCACTCGGAAGTGATCCCAGGATATCCTCGATCAATGTAATCTTGATCTTGATATCAAACATCGGAAGCATCTGTCCCGGTAATATTACTTTAGGTGCTGCCGGCGCCTTCTCAGCTGCCTTCTTTGTCTTCCTGGTTTTCTTCTCTTCTACTGGTGCCTCTTCCTTTGTCTCCTCACCGATTGGTAATTCCATCTGCTTTGTTTCCTCCGGTAATGGATTCTTTCTTGGTCTTCCAACTCTTCCTGCCATAATTCATTTCCTCCTTTGTCTTTTTAAAATATTTTTAGGAATTTGGATGTTAAATAAGGTTTCCTTAATTCCCTTATTCTATTAAATAATATATAAATGAAATTAAAGTTTATATAAATTTTTAAACCAAAAATAAAACAGTGTTGTAAGGTGAATTTTGCCGAGTTCACCGTCTGAGTCTGACCGGGAACGGAAATGATCAGCACGGTTACAGACTCAGACACCTGATCTACTTTTTGCTCACATGATTTTTTACTGTGACGTTCATTTTATGGATAACTACTTACGAAAAAACTTCTCCTGGCTAGATAAGGGACAGCGTGCGTCTGCTGTCCCTTTGATGCCCAAAATTTGAGATGAGAATTAGATACAATAGATTAAAGGTACACTTTTCCTGTGTGTATTCTTTGGCATTTAGTTGCTATGGACATTCTCAAGGTAAAATTCGGGTACCTAATGAGAATAGCTGCTTGTTAAACAAACACCTCCAATTGTAAGTTTATCACGTTATCAAATATCGAGAAACCCGATAAAAGAAGAGGGACACGAATCCGTATCGTGTCCCTCTTTTTACTGTCTTTTTTACATAAAAGCAAAATGTACAAATGCTTCATGTGCATGACGAATAAGATCTCGGATGGTTCCACAAGCACCAGATTTGTCATACTCCTCTAACTGAGAAAGTCCCATAGAAATCTCATCAACTACAAGCAGATTAGTTATCTCAGCTCGAATTGTATAAGAGATCTTGGTATTTCCCGGAATCAATGAATGTTTCATAAGAACACTCATTTCATCATCCGGAGTTGACTGAACTTGCTGTGTATAATACACATCCCAGTTGTTCTCATCGTAAACTTCACCAGATAAAATCTTACAAAACTCACGCGACTGTGTAATCAGATTGATATAATCCTCACAGTCAATGATCGTTCCATTTGGAAGTCCAAGCATAATAAGATAATATACAAAAATCGGTGTATAACAAATGATCTCAGCATATACGTGCTGCCCTTTGTATGCAAAGTAACCCGATCCGATATCTTCTAACTGCTTCGGAAGATCTTCTCCAGCATTTACAAAAGACGCTGATCTTCCCGTTCCTTCCAGATAAATTCTCTTTAAACCAGCACAATCTTTATCCGTAAGGATTAAGATATATTGATTCTTCTTTAACCAGGTATCTGTAACCTGGGTATTCTCAACAATCTGATACATCCAGTTCCGGTTTAACTTGGAGATAAACATCTTTACAAGATTTATCTCAATGATCTGTAAATCATCATCACTAAGATTGTCATCTTTTATGATGCAATCTTCAAGGATTTTGCTAATATTTCCATCACAAAGATCAATGAGATCATATCCTGAGATATAGAAATAAGCAGTTCCAACTACTGCTCCAATTGGAACTGTTTCCATAAGTGATTTAATCCCTGTTTCGGATTCTGGATCATCATTTGTGAAATTTTTATCCATAATAGAAATTCGATTCAGAAGATCCGGATTCTCACTATACCACGGAATCAATTCCTGTAAGTTTGTACGAATATCCTCTACTTCCGGATATGGGTAATCTGCAACAGCTGTTTCTGCCTTCGCCATTGTGAGTCTTTTCATAGCAATTTTTGTAGACATCTGCTTTGCCACAAGAAGCTGTGGAAGAGATGCCTTTAATAAGATCTGGACACCGACATGATTCATGACGCGATTCATTTTAAGCGGCATTGATCCAGATTCACGGAATTCAATCAAATGATTCATCCCTTCTAATGTAACTTCTAATACTTCCATTTTAGTTCCTCCTTTTCTTTAATCATAGTATGGTTTATAACCACCCCGTATCGTAACATCAAATCCCTCAGTTCCACCATTTGATTCTGAAAACCATCTACAGGTATATGTGCCACATTCTTCCTTGAAGTAGCTACAACCTGGGCATTCTGGAATGGGGAAGTTATCAAGGATCTGTTCAGCTGAACGCGAACAATTTCTCTCTGACATATAGATACTTTCCTCCTTTTTGAAGCTATGTAATTGTGAAAATGACTATAATAATTTAAACACAATCAGTTAAAAGGATGGAAAGGAGGTATACATCCATGAAAAAGAAATTTAAAAACTTCATAAAGAAATTGAAGAAAACCATCAAAGCAATAGATTGGAAAAATATTGATACGAAGACATATGCTGCGTATATTATGATGATTATCGCCATCTTAAATCATGTAGCTGTTAATTTCGGATTTAATCCACTCGTTAAAAGCGAATCTGAAACCTACGAATATATAACCGATGTCATGACAGCAATCATTTTTGTCCGCAATACCTGGTGTAACAATTCAGTTACAGATCAGGCGATTAAAGCTGATGAGTATATGGATTATATTAAAGAGCGTGCTGCCGAAGAAGAGAGTGAATCAGAGGGCTAGAGATAGCCCTCTTTTTTATTTCTAATCTGCTATGTAACAAAACGAGTAAGGTGATAATACTCGCCTGCATACTATGGAGTGGCTCAAATCCTCCTTTCTCAAAGATACATTTGATACAATTTTCCAGATGCATAAATTGATTAACCGCTTTTTGTTTGACGACAAGATACATTATTTGTTACAAAGTTACTACATTGAACATTTTATCGATTTGGAGCCACAGTTTTATACGATAGAGAGATTGCAAAGTCAATCTCTCTTTTTACCCATTAACTTGAAAAATTACGTCCAAATCTCACTTATATAATATCTATTTAGGATATCTATAGAATCATTTTTTGAAAGGAGACAAAATCATGATTGATCCAACAAGAAGAGAAAGCATTTTAGAGAAAGTAGTGAAGTTTTTATTCGGAGATTTAATATCTCCGAATAATAGTCCGAAGTGTTCGGACACACCGGACCAAGTAGTAAAACGCGCAAAAGAACGCAGAAAGAAAAAAGATGGAAAGAAGCATTAAGTACACATTTTTCTATTTGATTGAAACCGAAGAACTCTGGGCATATTCCGAGGAGAAGAAATTAATAAAGGGGTTTCAACACACAAGAGACATGAAAAAGTTTTACAAAAAGGAAGTTCCAATGACATCAGAAGACCTTGCAATACTTCATGAAGAAGATCATAGTAAACGCTTAATGCTTTATAAGTTTGAGGTCGGTGAATACATATTGGAGCTTCCTATTACAATGATTGAAAAGCTCACAATTGAACGAGCAGGAAATCAAGCGGCATTTATCGGCATATATGCATCTGCATGTTTGCCACTTGAAGTATTTACAAAAGAGATGCAGGAAGCATTATGCGATATTGGATATAAAGAAGCTCATGAAGGATGGGTAAATGGAATTACTGATGTCTATCAACCGGATATGTTAAATACCTTCCTTCATTATTATGGTGATTTATTAGACTTAAATGGAATTGGAGGTGATAATAAGTGAAAGTCTATTTATTCTATTTATTAGGAAAGCAGAACATCAAGAAATTAGCAAATAATGGATTGCTGGATTGGTTAGGACTTAATCCAGAAATTAATTCGGAGGCGCTTCTTTACGCATATACAAATAAGAAGCGTTATGCTGAGTTTTTCAAAGTTACAAGAAATCCAAATCTTATAAAAGAGAAAGTTGTGAATATGTCGAAATCCGAATATAATCAACTGGAGGGAGATCTTTATAAGTATTGCAAGATTATGATTAATGAAGTTATTTTCCCAATTGATGAGTATGATTTCTATGATCCGGATGGTTGTATAATAAATTTTCCTTTCACAACATCAGAGTATTGGTATGCAAAGGAATGCCGTGCAGAATCTATCAATTATTTCATGCAAGGCCTTCCTAAACTTCCCAGTATTAATATCTTTAAGGAGGAATACCGTGAAATCTTACGAGATCTTGGGTATTGTGATATGCTAGTTGATGTAGAAGGAGAAAGTATCAATGAGATGGAACATCTGACAGAACTTGCTCACTATACAAAGACTCGTGGATGGAAGAATACCATTGGTGTAATGCTTGTTTTATATGGAGACCTTTTAAATGAAGAAGCAATAGCAGAGGTGATCACAAATGGCGCATAAGCATTTATATTTGATTTATATTGTAGGACCTTTCGAGAACGCTGTTATTATAGAAGATTTGAGTTTTCGAGAGGGAAATGGAGATTTCGTATCTTACAGTAAGCAAGAAGCATATTACTACGCCTATACATTCAGTAAGAAGATGCTAAAGAAATTCATGTATTACCGAAATGAGAATAGGTTTGTCGTAAAGGAAAAAGACATCAGAGATTATACAAAAGAAGAGCTTGAAGACTTTGAATCGAGAAATCGAATGTATGAAATCACAGTCGATGGAATTGCAACCCCATCCTATAATTTTCCAGGTATGGGTGGGAATGATCATGGAGATATTGAAATAAAAATCCCAATTCCTCCCCATGAACATCAAATCATTGATAATACCTTAGAGTATTATGACGATATGATTGTTGATAAATACCCAAAGGAGATGATCCGAACAATGAGCATTCTTATCAAATGTGCAAAGAAAGAATTCCGAGAAGCTTTAGTAACTGCTGGAATTCTTGATTTGGTCATGTATACACAGTTGATCGTTTTCGGAGAGAGTTCAGTGGAACCATCTGTTGTAATTGATGAGGTTGCTATCTTCTTTGAGTATTATCAGGAATTATTTAGGATGGACCGTGTTTATAGCTCTATTTACGAGACAGAAGAAAGGACGTGAGATTTATGAAAGTTTGGAGGTTTTATTTAAAGCCGGAAGAGGGAAAAAGGGTATCGAAAGATGAACTTCGTTATGCGTATCCTCTTTATGCATTAACACAGGAAAAGGAATATGCAAAAAGATTCAGAAAGCAAAGGAATATGGATTTATTTATCGAGCGTTCTGACAATATTGATGATGACAACGTCGATGAATATCTCATTGCGAATCGCAGTAGACTTCTTAGTGAGAGCTATTTTGAAACGCTCATTACAAGTGATGATGAATACCGGATTCCATCATTCATCAAAGTATTATATACAGAAAATGAACTGGAGTTTTTAAATCACACTTGTGATGTACATGCAATCTTTAGTCAGCTCCCTGGAGTTCTTCCAATTGAGATATTCCAACCAGAATATCGGCAAGCATTATATGCTCTTCGGTATAACCGTGTGATTGAGCATTTCAATGTAGGCCTTGGAAATACTGCCGAGGGCGTTACTGATATTGGACTTCAATACGATATGTTTGCTGTTTACATGTATCTTTACGGGAAATATTATAGAGATGATTTCATTTCTACCTGTGAATGCAAACGAGAAGAAGACTTAACAGAAATGGAACTTGCTGCAGCAACAGCTTTTGTTTAGAAACTCAGGTCTCTACACTTCTTTAAAGGAGGTGATAGCATGGTTTCGACTGAATCAAATGACAATATTGAAGTTGTCGTATTCGAGAATCCTGGAGAATTTGAATACCAGGAAGCTTGTGAAACCGATACTGAAAAGAATAATATCGTAAAGGCTGTTGAAGCTGAAGTACGAGCATCCTTAGAGTATTCTGATTACATTGCATATTTACGTGCCAATGTAGGGATGGATGCTTGTGCTTTCTTTAATAACGTCTCAAAGGCGAATAATAAGAAAGTTCGTATTGAGGTTCATCATGCGCCGCTTACATTATATGATATCACAAAGTTGGTATTAGACAGAGCTATTCGTACAGGTGAAGAAATAAACACCTTACTTCTTGCAGAGGAGGTAACCCGAATTCATTATATGAATCAGGTAGGGTTAATTCCTCTTAGTAAAACACTTCACGAAGTTGTCCATAAATCGGATAAACTTACAATCCCACTTTACATGGTATTTGGTGATTTCCGTACATTCCTTGAGATGTACCAGGAAGAACTGGATATGAAAGAAAATGCTGGGATTCGAAGGAAGATTGAGCAGGCAATTGAAAGGACTAAAGAATTGAATTCGAACTCTTTCGATGTTTTGAAGGAAAAGTTCACATACATCAATGTGGATGGTTTCGAGATGCCTGTTAAAATGGAAGACGAGGTAGAAGTAAAAGCCGAAGTTACAAATGCTGCATAACGGCAGCAAAAGGGGAACGCACGCGTAATAAAGAATACGCTGCGTTCCCTCTTTCACCGGAGTCGTAAAACGATCAACTTAACAAGCTGTGGGTTTGCCTGATCTGTTATGACCATTACAATCATGTTATGATTTGTAATTCTATATTTAACCCAGAAAATAATAGAGATGTAAAAATCAACTTGAAAATCATTTATATATCATCTATTTAGTAGTATAAGAAAGGAGAGTTTGCAAAATGGGCATATCTTTAGACGCGTCTAGGAATCAAAACTACGTAGAAGAGAAGACTAGACAAGAAATGGCCAGTAGAGGGGAAGTTCCTAGTGAATTCCTAAAAGTAAAGAAGCGAACGATTGAAAATGAATATATCCCTCCAGAAGAATTAGCCAAAATGAGGGAAACTTATTCACAGGTAGTCGTCCAGGATTTTGAGGATGATTATCACATGTCACGGGAAGAACGAGAAGCACAGCGTAAGCGGTACTCGAAGTTCTTCCATTTAAGGCGAAATTATACAAAGAAGATCCGAAGATTGGACAAGTATATTGAAGCCTGTCGTTTAGTCGTAGAAATCGTCATGGATACCGCAGAAAAGAATGGAGTTATGGATCCAGATGAATTCATCTTGAAAGTTCTTCAGGGGAAGCTTAAGATCGCAGGACTTACAATTCCAAAGTATCAAGGAAAAGGAAAGAAGACCTTAAACTGGGATTATATCATTGAATATATCTTGAATCCAAATCGAGATATTGATGAACTTCTTAAGAGTCAATCCACTTCAAAATGTAGAGAAGAGGAAGTCAAGGAAGAGAAAGAAGTTGATATCGATGAAGTCAAGCAGTACATGGGAGAAGCAACTTATAATGAATTTGCAAAGCGGATTATGAGTTACAAAGCTCCGACGAAAGCAAGTTATACAAGTGGAGATGGTGGTTTCGTATTACCAGAAACGAAGCGGCAAAGAAAAGCACTTGTAAAACACTTCCCGGGATATGAGAAGATGATTCGTGAAATGGATCACGATTCTAAGAGAGAGAAGACCTATCTGTGGCAGATTCAGGAAGATGATCTTAAATGGATTCGCGAATTCCAGGATGAGAGAGATCGAAAGCTTGGTGATGTTCGTCCAGAATTTAATGGTTCTCTTATGGATGAAGAAGCTGTTAGTCGTTATATGTTCGAGATGGAGCAGTGGGAAAAGCAGCATAATTTAGTGAAGTATGGAGAAAACACCATTACAGAAGCACAGAAGGAAGAGCTGGAATATAAGAAGATGCTTGAAGAGAATGGATACAATCTGCGTAATCTTTACGGCAATAAAGAGAGGCAGAAGAAGCTTGAAAAGACAAGAGCAGCTCAGAAGAAGCAGATCAAGTCTTTGAAGAAGATGTTATCTGATCTTAAGACGAAGCAGAATTCAGCAAATCTGGAAGGAATCAATGGAAGTATCCAGGCATACAATAGTGAAACCGAGCAGAAGATCAACAAGAAAATGAAGAAGCAGAAGAAAAAGAAAGTATCAAAAGAAGCTAAGAAGAAAGCGAGTTCATTCGATTCTCTCTTATTAGACATGGTAGGTTCTGATGAAGCAACCATGAAAGATTATGAGAAGAAGATGAAGAACATGATGTGGAAAGGGAGTGGTAAGTAGTGGGATTTAATATTGGAGAGATGTTATCTCAGGCTGAAAGAGAATCTTTAGCTGCGGAATTAGCACAGTTAGAAGAAGATGAAACTTTAGCCGAGGAGTATAATTATGATCAGTATTTAAAAGAGCATGATCCAATCAATGCCAGTAGAATTTATCCGGAAAATCCAGAAGATCAATTTGGTGTTAAGGTTGGAAAAGATGAAAAGGAAGAGGAAGATACTTTCTCTTCCAGAAGAATTACCGATGAAGATATCGAAGCAGCGGCTCCGAAGTATTATCCAAAGGAGAGAGTGTATCGGAGCTTGTTGCTTGAGATCTTTACCGTAGAGCAGGCAATGGAAATCGAGAAGATTCAGCGTACGTTTACCATCACGAATAATCAGAAGATTTCTCTATATCGAGAGAAGTTGGATGAATGGGGAAAAGAATATTCCCCATTAGGTGGTGGAACGAATCGTTGGGCAGGAATGGTCGATGGATATGTAATAAAGATTGCATGTGATGATGATGGAAAGATTGATAATAAGCGAGAGTTTATTTACTCAATTCCATTACAACCATATGTGATCAAGTGTTATGAGACATATGCAGACGGACTCATTGCAGTGTTTGAATATGTAGAAATCTTCACAATCGATGATTTCTGGAAGAACACGATTCGTATGGGAGAGATTCTTACAGATATTGCAACAGATTTCATGATTGGTGATGTTGGAATTAATTCTACGAATTATGTAAACTGGGGATTTCGAGATGATGGAAGCATTGTAATCTTGGATTATGCATACATCTATTCTGTAAAGTTTAAGCAGTTCCAGTGCCAATGCTCACCAAGTTCTGTTCTTTATTATGATAAGGAGTTTAATAATCTGATTTGTAATACATGTGGAAAGAAGTATTCGTTCCGCGATATCAGAAAACGAATTTCCAGGAAAGATCAAGAAGAAGAGATTGGTGATATCAGAGAGAAAGGCTATATATTAACTCAAACAGAGGAGTCAAAGCCGTTTAATCCAAAATTCGTACATGGGGCGTATGCAAGAATTTACAGCAAGATTAAGAAAGAACGTAAGAAGTCTGGAGAATCTATGTTTAAATTTGGGCGTCGACATGTCAATAACAATGACCCAGCTCCTGAAACATTCGAAGAATTCGAAGATCGTTTAGCAGCTGGTTATTATGATAATGCTTTAGAGCAGTACAAGATTAAGGAGGAAAATCAAAATGGGTAAAAAGAAAGGCAAAAGAAGATGGACAACGAATGAGATGAAAGGGGACCTGAATGAACAGGCCCTCTTTTCTGATTCGGCATTAGAGGAAATGATTCGCAAGCAGTACGGTGTGAGATCAGGAAATGCACCGATGGCAACAAAAGAAGCTTCACAGAGAGTCATTGATGAAGCATTAATGGAGGTTGGTGTTCCGAGAAGACAGGAGACTCCGAGGAATTATCAGACTCCGGTTGAAACAGTTGCACCTGCACCAAAGCCGGTTGAGCGTCCTGTATATACAGAACAGCCGAAGGCTCCAGTAGTAAATGAGAAGCCTGAAGATGCAAATAAAGGCACGACAGTTACTGTCACAATGTCTTCCGAGTCCCTTCCATTCGTACAGGATATTGAGCGTGGTGGAAAACTTTTCATCCAGGTTCATGATTGGGCTGGTAACTGTCTGATGATTCCTTATGCAAAGGAAGGAGCGGAGGAATTCTCTGTAAGAAATATTCCACTTGTAAATGATGGAAGAACCGATGAGGAGCAGATCCAGGGGTCTCTCATGTCACTTGCCTATGGAATGGCAAGTTCCCATGTACTTTGGGGAATGCCGTCGCTTATCATGGATAAAGAGGAGTTTCATGAAGAAACACTTCACCATGATGTCGATGTAATCGACATGAGATATACAACACTCTGTATTTCAGATGATGCGCCGGAATATGTTTTCGGTTATATGATTCCGGATCGTTTGATAGATGAGTGGATCGATATTATCAGCGATCATATGGATGACCCGGATGCACTCATCCTTACACTCTCTACATTACAGAGACAGATGCATGAGCTCCGCTGGATTAACTTCAAGGATATGTCCGGTGGATTATCTTGCTATATGGAAGAGCTTCTGGATGAGAAAGACATCACCAATTTCTTTGAAGGTATCAAGGATACAATGGAGTACGATGAGGAAGGCGTTCTTCAGAATGCAGAGTTCCTGGCTCCAATTACTACAGCAACAGACATCGATGAATGTATGTTCTATGGGCTTGGGACCATGTTCAACATCTACAGAGATCCTGATGAGAAGTATCCGGCAGATGAGAATTATGATGATTCTGAAGATGCTGCACCAGAGGAAGAGAATCCATATGATCAGGCACCGAATGGGACCGAAGCTGCAATGACCCCGGAAGCATTAGCTGCTTGGGCTGCACAGTATAACAGTGAACACAAAATCGGTGGATACGTAAATCCAGACGCGGAGAACGCAGAAAGAGAAGGTGCATCAGTTGATGATGCCAGCTTTCCAGCAGACGCCGCTAACACAAGAGCAGATCTTTCAGATTCTTCAGCAGAAACCGACAATGTTCAAGTACACAATGAACATGCTGTATCAGATGGGGCTGGGAACAGATACACAGATTCGAGCGATGATCGAAATGTATCTCCGGTCGAGGGAAACAGAGAAGGAGCAGCGGAAGATGATGAAAGAAGTAGCTCACAATCAGTCGGATATCAGCAGGATGTTGTACCAGCAGAAGAAGAAGTCGAAAAAGAGAGAGAAGAAGAACGACGTGAAGAATCTTCTGAAGCACACGAAGTACAAAAAGCAGAAACCTCTGAAGCGAAAGAAGAAGTAGACGAAGATCAGATGATCATCGGAGTCAACAGAGGTTAAAGAAACTTCGGGGGTGAAGTAAATGATTTATTACGCAGATACGATAACCCTTATGAAGAAATATGCCAAGGAAGACCCAGAGGTAATTAAGAAGACCAATTTCATTATCATCAGTAGTCGCATTAAAGTGACGAAAGAATATGACAATGTGCTTATGGCTTCAAACATGTTTATCAACTCTGGGATGTTAAAAGGAGTCGGGATGGAATTAGATTCCGACTCCGAATTGGCAAAAGAAAAATTTAAATTTTTTCTTCTCAGGGAACCAAAATCACTAGATCTAATCATTTCAACAGTACAAGCATTCTTGGTTGCAGATGAGAATACACTATTTTTATGCAGTCCAAATGAATTGCGTTCTGGGTATATGCAAATTATTGCTGAGACGATTGAAGATCTTTTACATTTTCCAGTCTGTTTATATCCGGAAGAACGGAGTTTTGATTTGGAAGATGTGTTGGAACGCCTGTTGTATTATAAGAAAGAGGTAAAACGGTTGCACCGAATGAAGATGCGACCAGCTGAAGTTCGTAGATATGTAACAGGATTATCAAAGAAGAAAGTAAAGAAAGAGTTGAAACATCGTAAACTTGATTATGATGGACTCGATCTTGATGAGATGAGAAAGTTGTTAGAAGACAACTTTAAAGAGGGATAAATTATGGCTTTATGGTCAAGAGACAGCTATGATACACCACTGAATGCACTCTTCAACTATACGATTATTGAGTATGATATGAAGAGTGCAAATACTTCGCTTGCGAGAGAATTCGACTTATTGCCAGAAGAAGAAATTCGCAAGATAGAAAATTTACCAAAGAAAGAACGAGAGATTGCTATTGGTTGTATCAAGAGAGATACAGAAGGGTATTCTGCAAAAGAGAAAATTGCCTTTGAAGCAGCCAGGAAGTTCTTTTTTGAACAAAATGAGATTTTAGAGGAAGAGGTTGTATCCATTCATAGGGATGCAATCTTTGTTACCCGTTATGTAGAGCACGAGCAAGTGACTAAGAATATTAATTTTCGAAAGAAGAATGCTTATACTTCTTATGTGAATTTGGGAGTTAAGATATTTAAGAAACCAGAAGGGTTAGATATAAAAGGAATTGATGACGAAATCTATGAAACAAAGCATAGCATGTATTTCGGTTCCTTTTTAAACGATATGATTCATCGCATTGAAGCAACACCAAGGGATTCTTATTTAAGATATATCAGGGATTTTTATGACCAATACAAATGGAGAAAATTAGACCCTGGATATTACAGAGAATTCAATGCAAGAAGTAACTTCCATTATTTTGATGGGAGATATGCAGATGAAGAATATACAGAAAATCTGGAGCTGGTTGATACTTCTTATAACTTGCAATTGATTTTGAAGTTTCTTATGATGTTACTCTAGCTTTTGCATTTCCTCTGATTTTATTTATGTAATATTTAATTGATGTGAGAGAGAAAGAAATCTCATGTTGAATTTATTCCAAGGAGGAAAATAAGATGAAAGAAGAGAAATCGATTGGGAAACTTGTAGTTGAATCATTGATTCGTGTAATCGCAATGACGACTGCCGTATCATTCGTGATGAATCGGCGGGAAAAAAGAAAGGCGAAGAAAGCTGTGGAATGATTTTATAGTATTTTTAGGGAGCGTGAAAAATCGCTCCCTTATTTTTTGTCGTCGTATCAAAGGGATCACACAAAACCCCTTTAAGGTGTGAAAGAAAGGAGTCACTATGAGACACAATTATGTTTTAAAGAAAGAGCATGTAACACCAGAGATTGTATCTCACGCTGATGAGGTAATGTATGCGTGGGTTGATGGATTTTTCATTCTCTACAATCGCGAGCACGGTTTGTGGAAGGAGTATAATATCCACAGTAGAAATCCGATGGTTGTAAGGGCATTCAATCCGGAATTGGATATGAAGAACCTTGTGAAAGAGGAGAACAACTATAACAGCTATAAGACATCCGCGGAGATCGTCGCATTTCTCAATGAACTGGATTCTGTTAAGTTGATCTCAATCACCATGATGGATGATCTCGGTCTTAAGGTTCTGGATAGCGGCGAGGTTGAAGTGGAGAGTGAAGTTGACGCCATTGCAGACTGGAATGAAGTCGAAGATGATGAGAATCCGTTTGTTGAAGTTCCGGATGTTAAGGATATTCCGCTTAAGACAGATTCACCAGAGCCGGAAGCACCAAAGGCTGAACCAGATGTTGAAAAACTGAATAAAACTGCTGATGAATATGCAGCGGCACTCGAAAAGCTCTATGATGATGCCGAAGACTATGTCAGCGGTGTAATGAATATGGCAAAAGAATCTGCCGAAGATTGGAAAGAGATCTTTGCGACAGAGCATGAAGAGAAAGTCATCGATAAGACTTCTCTGATTATCGGTGTTAGTGCCGGTGTTGTTGGAGGCTTTGTACTTACGAAGCTTGTTGATAAGTTGATGAAGTAGGAGGGAAATGAAATGAAAGGTTACAATGTTTACACTCGTCGTATTAACAGTGAGAATACAGAGCACATTAAGAAGGTGCTCTATTTACCAGATGGAGAATTCGGGAAGCTCTGTATGGCTACCGTTAGAAACCATGTGTGGTCGATCTTCACCATCAATAATCCGGATTGGGTTGTCTCAGCTGAAGGTTTAACCAGCGATGAGAATTTCTGGAACGCTATTATTCATAGTAAGAGTGAGGCTATTCGGATTTACGTTGAGGATGGGTATGTACCGGAGATTCAGGTATCGGCTGAAGAAGAAACCGATGGTGAAGATATCCTCTTCATCACAAACGCTCCGATCAATGAGTATTGGAAGGGTGATTGCTACGTTGAAGAATATGATAGGATTCCCGATGATCTTGATCCGGATGATTATGTTGGAAAATCGATCAGTGATCTTTGCGGTTCTGAAGAGATGAGTACAGAAGAGATCAAGCAACATATCACAGAGGCCATCAACAGACTCAAAGGTATTGAGAATACAGTCAGTGATGTTTTAAACGAGGTCCTTGAAAGTGAGGATGCAGAAGCCGGAGATGAACCAAAGACTTATGATGAAGATCAGGTAACTGATATCATGAAATTCTCAGCTGGTTCTGGCTTTCTCGTGGGTGTTACCCTGACACTTGCTGTTGGTAGTGTGACTCGAGGGCTTTTGAAGCTCCTCGGTAAAAATTAAGACAAAAGAAAGAGAGGCGTGGTAAATCTATCCACGCCTCTTTTTTTTTTTACTCCTGTGAACTTTGTACTGGTGCGATCGCAATATTATGTTCCGTCATCTGTGCTGTCAATCTTAATGTGACTTCAACAGAAATAAATTTCATGAGATACTCCTGATCAACAATCAGTTCTGCATTCAAGAGCACTTCTTTTTTTATTGATTTAAATACATGCTCACCGATATTTTGTACATCCTTATCGATGTTTTGCATGTTGTACCGTTGTCGCATAAACGTAAGTAATGAGACACGTTCCGAAATCTCTACATCTATCAAATATGTGATAAATTGTAGCAACTCTGTTGTTGCTGCTACATTCGCAGATAAACTGTGCTCATCTTTAATAAGTAGCAATGATTGAGCCTTCGTTCTATTTCGCATCTCTCTTACCAGACCATTTACGTTCTCAAGAATCATGAACATAAAGATCAGTAGTACTACTGCACCCACCATAATTAAGTACTTCATCTTTATTCACCTTCCCTTTATTTTTTTTTTATTGATATATTAAGGTCTAACCATTCTCGACCATATGAACTCCCCCTGATTTTCCTATAATACATTATGACTAGTTCCTACTACCTTATCCATTTACGATTTTATCCGACAATTTTAGAAGCTCATAACTTGTCGAATCCATCATCAGAGAACGATCTACATACCGGTTGTATTTCTCCTTTAGATCCTCTGTAATTCCGTATTTCTTTAAAAATGCATTCAAATCACCCCAAGCTTGTTTCACATTGATAAAAAGCTCGCGGTCATGCACTTCTTGATGAATCGTTGTGGATAACATTACAACCTGTATATGATTCCGAAAGTGCTCTTTCAACACTGTGTCCGCAATAGCAAAGGTTGTAATCTTATAGTGTCTACGAAGGTAATAGTCGATGACGATATCGCAGATGTCATAGAGTGTAAAGATTGGACCGTGGTGCATTTCTATAGTACAATCTTTATCTGTCAGGTTAGATAACACCTGACATCGATTCAATTTTACGTTTTTCTTTAAATAATTGATATACTTCTTATATCGCTTATCTTTCCGAATCAACGCTTCTGTCTTTTTAATGAAGCGATTTCTTGATTCTAAATTAGAGAAGTATTCTTCATCCTTCTCAAACGGAAGCATATACATTGAACTTGGGGAATCTATAATAGCTGTTTTCCCGCTTGTGTCATATGTAATGTTTGGTAGCTCTTTTGCCAATTTTCTCATCTCCTTTCCCTAACATAAGCCTTATACTTGAGTTCAGGTTTCATTTTCAATCATGGACAATTCTTTAATAGGCTAATATGAAGGGTGGTGATGAAAGATTGAGTGAAATAAACCCGATTAAACGGCTTTATGAAGACATCATTCGTATTTTGAATTCGATCACAATCAAATACAAATACAAAGCTGATGAATTAGAAACCTTTGAATCAAAGTCAAAGGCAGACAGATATATCAATGCATTAAGCGGGACAGACACGTATTTACAATACGATGATTACACCGCAGAAGAATTTATTCGTGCTGGAATCACCGATGAGAAAGCGATTCTCTCTTATCAAATTGATCGCTTCTCAGTACCATCCGAATATAGATCAAAACTCTTACAGTATCGAAGAGAACGTGAGATCTCGGAATATGTAGAGCAAAACAACTACTATCGTATGTTAATCGGTGAACCAGATTTGGAGGACACCGATTTTATTTATCCTCCAGATGATCTTCGAGAGAAGTATAACATCCCAGAAGGAATCCCTGTACATAAGATTGCTTCTGAGTTGGGTGATTATTATATCACACTTCTGGATGGTGAAGGTTATTTTGATGACCTAATTGCACAATATCCAGAGAAAGAATATTTAAAGCATATTGGGACGCACCGTATTACTCTTTCTTATGCAAGACAGGCAAAGAACTTTGCAATCCTTGCAGTGGAACAGGAAAATGTCATGGAAAGTACTTACCGTGAGTTTATTCGTTCTTATGAGAAATGCCGGAACTATTTCATGTCAACTGCTTATACTTATGAATTACGCAATGTGATTCCATATTATGAGAATTTCATTGCGCTTTGCATTTTTATCATGACGATCCAACAGGTTTCTATGCGAAGCGTACAGAATGCAGTAGAGCGTGAGTTTTATGATGAATACATGGTGAAGCTATTATATGAGACTTATGGTTTACCATATTTCTCAAGAATTGATGAGCAGACCCAGAAACAGATTTGTCAGAACTTAAATCTCTTAATCCAGAATAAAGCAACTAATAAAGTTATTTTGGATATCGCATCTATCTTAGGATTTTCGGACATCAGTATTTATCAGTATTATCTGGTAAAAGAGCAGGGATTTGATGATAATGGACGTCCTATCATTAAAAAGAAAACGCAGATCAATACTGCGACAGGAAAAGAAGAAGAAGTTTACGATTATGAATCTATGCACAGTGTTTATTTCCAGAAAGTGGATATCACCGAGACAAATATCAAAGAGGCATTAAGTGATAAGAACAACCGTGTAGAATACAGTGAAGTCACTTATTACGACCCATTCTGGTGGGAAGATGATGAACTTCACACAGAGATTTGGGATCGTGCTTATAATTATCAGGAAACGAAATACCTCGGTGCTACAATTCCTTACAGAATTACTGAATTGGTATTTCAGTGCATTATTTTAATGCGGATGATCATCGATCAATCTGAAAAACTTGGAGAGGATTTAACAGTCAACGTAAATAAGATTACGAATACTCCAATCACGTTGAAAGATGCGGTGATTTTATTCTTCGCTCTTGTATCGAAGAAGTTCGGAGTAAGTGGTCAGATTATGACAACCCCAAGTAAGATCATCCATATCCTGGAAACAACTGACCAGGAAATCAATCGTGAGAATGAGCATATTGAAGTTTTAAGCTTCAATTTTGGTGCCTTCACACCAGAACGAATTGAAGAGACAAAAGCAATTTTGGCTCCTTATTTATCTCATCGTGAATATAAGATCGTAAATGGTCACGATGTGGATTTGAAAGCAGATGGTACACAGGATACAACAGCTCCCACTCATCTGGTTTCTTATACAACAAACGAAGATGACTTAAATGAATTCTTCGATTATATTACACAGCTTACGATTCCGGATACAACAGCAGAAGAGAAACGAGAAGCACTCAATAATGCATTTACAAATATTGAAGCACTCTATCTTTTCTTATCTTACCAGATGTCAAATACTCAGGATTTAAGTGAGTATTATGCTATCCGGAAGTTTTATGAAACAGCTTTCTATAGTACGGAAAGCTCAAAGATGTTCGAAGTAGAAACAGAGGAAGGTGTTAGACCTGCTGAAACCTTTGAAGAATACTTCTTATATACAAACTCTGATATTTACAACTTTTTACAGGAATTAGATTCAGAAGATACTGATACTATCTATTCTTATATTGATCATGTCATTTATAAGATGGAAGAAGTTGTTGATGATGTTGGATATCTCTATCTTTTAAATGATGGAGAATCCCCACTTACAGAGTTATTACAAATCATGATTAAGTTCTTCAAATCTTATGTAATGGACTTCGTTGATATGTCATCTCTTATGATCATTGATTGGGAGATGGAAAACACCATACGATTCTTTTCAGAAGCAAACCACATCCATAAAGTGGATGAGCTCACAGAAGAATTCGGACAGGGCTTTTTGGATACGTTAAATAGCCTCATGGTTCATTATAACGTGGAAGACGAACTTAAATTAGAGGAATACTTAAAGATTCATGCAACTGCGCATGTAGAAGATTCCTTTGATATTTACGATTTAAAAGAAGGCATTCGTATTGCAAAAGTAAATGCAGTAAACGAAGCCTTTGATGCATATGACGTGGTGGATGGAATTACGGGGACAATACGGATAAGTAGTGATCTTAACTTCACAGACACTTGCGTAAAGAAAATAAAGGAGGATGATACAGATGTCCAAAATTAGAAATATACGCGACGCCATTAATCCTTATGACGAGATAAAACCTGGATTATGGGCGGATACAGAAATTATCGCTGGTTATGGTTATCACCATTCCAATGATCGTTTTGCTCTATCCTATTTGGATGAGCCAATCTTTGATCCACAGAGAAACACAGTTCCAATCTCCGGTGTACAGAGTATTCTTGAGATGCTCTTCGGTGTAAGTGGTCCGATTGTAATGGATACACTTTATTCCAAGCATGGAATCGGATTACCGGATGAGTCGACTGTTCCTTCATTCCTTGTTCCGACAAACCAGGATATCGAGGGTGGAGCTACCAGCCGTTCTGCAATTTATCAGGTTGGTCATTTGTGCCAGCTTGTTGGTGTCGGTATTACCGGTACCGCAGAGAATAACATCACTGTTCACAAGGTTGGATATCGTGAGACTGATATCGAGATGACTGTAAAGACAGCAGATGGATCAATGGATGGAATTATGATTCCATTCCGTTACACAGAGTCTGAGCTCGATCCTAACGAGCGTCAGATGTATTTTGGAAAGAAGACTGATGCAGACACCGGAAAGATTGCTTATTATCTGAAGAGATTTGAAGCTTTCCCGGATATCAAGCATGTATGGCGTTCTTCCGATGAACAGCCTGGTAAGAAAGTAACCGAGACGGCAGCAACCAACTCTACCGTTTGGGACCAGTCCAGAGATGATGCATTAAAGTCTCTTGTAGAGATTCACTTTACCATTTCTGAGTATGATTTGAAAGAGTGGTTTACCTACAAGCTGGATCAGCCGGAGAGTGCACGTTTCAATACCGTAGCACTTTACACAGGAAGATATAGCGAGCTCAATAAGAGCGGTGCTGATCAATTCGGTGACTACTGCAATGTCCGTCTGTTCTCAAAGCTTAACATCCCGACTGAGCATGTGAGCTTAGAGAAAGACTTAGAGTTCATTTATCGTGTTTATGGCTCATAAAATATTGAGGAGATGATTATAAAAGTCATCTCCTCATTCAAGCGCAATACAAAACCAAGCACATTCCAACAGACGAATAATCAACTTAAATTTGACTTATATATCATCTTCTTGCATAGAAGTAAAATGAATTTTTTGCAAGAGAGAATAAGGAGGAAAAGAACTATGTTAACGACCTGTATAATTGGTATTGGAAACTGCGGTAATCAAATTGCCGCACTTGCAAAGAAAGAGCTTGATGTTGACGTGATTGCAATCAACACAAGCGAAGACGATTTAGCGACGTTACCGGAGGAGGTACGTGAGAAAAGCTATGTAATCGGTGATAAGGAGGGTTCCGGAAAGAATCGTTCAGAGGCAAAGAAGTTCTTAAAGGATTCTATCACATCAATCGTTGCAGACCCGACGTTTAAGGAAACCCTGATGGGGAAGGATCAGATTTTCATCATCTCATCTACTGGTGGTGGAACCGGATCGGGTACAGCTCCGATTATGTCAGACATTGTACGTTCCGCATTCCGTAATCCGGATGGAACCGAGAAGCCGGTAATTCTTATCGGTGTGCTTCCGAAGCTTTCTGAGGGTTTGTCTACACAGACAAATACCAAGGAGTACTTACATGAACTCTTTGAGGTTCTGGAGAATCCGACCTACATGTTGTACGATAACAACAACTATTCCAAGGAGACCGCTTATGTCGTACTCCAGAAAGTGAATCAGGAAGTTGTATCAGACATCAAAGTTCTGGAGTGCTTCTACAACAGTCCGACGCCATTCGATTCCATTGATGGGAAAGATATGAAGATGGTGAACGGAACACCGGGGCGTATCGCGGTTGCATCTCTTCTTGATATCAAGGAGAAAGACTTGGATGAGATGACAATCGAAGATGCCCTCATCGACAAGTTAAAGAAGAATGCACATGCAGAGCTGCAGCGTGACGGAATCGTTACAAGAAGTGCTTGTATCACCAACTTAAATGACAAGTTAAACGGCATGTTTGACAGTCATATCTCTCATATAAAGGAGTTTGTTGGTGAGCCAGTTGAAGAGTTCTTACACATTGCAGTGAATGAGAACCGCGATTATCCGAACAACGTATCTTTAGTTCTTGCAGGTCTTTCACCGATCAGTGATCGCGTTGATAAGATCAACGACCGTATTGATGAGATTACCCGCGAGCAGGAAGAGAGAGAACGTGCAAGACGTTCAACCAATCTCGACAATGAAGCAATGGAAAAGGTAAATGAAAAGAGGTCAGTCCGTAACGCAAGTGACAACGAGACGGTAAACCTCAAGGATACCTTTGCGAAGTTCGGGATTTAATCCAGGAGAGGGAAGACAGGTATAAAAAATTATCTGTCTTCCCACACTAAGCTAAGAAAAGGAGGAACTATAAATGTCACGAAACAGAAACAACAATAATCGGGACAGCGGTAACAACAATAACCGTTCCATTATGTTTCCCGATGAGGTAAAGAGCTTCGCCACTTGGGACCGCGAAGCATATCATAAGCGTGTTAAAGGCACGTATAGTAAGAAAGAAGAAAAGCAGTATTATTGGGAGGACAAGTTAATCTGCTTAGGACCAACAATTGACTTTCTGTGTAGATTCGGAAATAATCCGGATCAAAAAGTGCAGGAGTACAAGAACTTGTCCTATGCACAGTTCGTTGATCGTGATGAGAAGTTGGTAAAGAAAATCATCAAGACGATTAAGAACGGCGATGGTGATATGATCACCAATTTGAATTACCTGCCGATTCTCTTAAGAGAGATTTTGGCAGATTCCGCAAAGTTTAATGCGAACCTTCCGGAAGGTGAGACTCCGGTTCCGGTAGAGATCATTTGTGAGCTGGCTGAGCTTATCTTAAAGAAGAAGATTAAGAAGCTTGCAAAGAAAGATATTCCGGAAAATATGGCATTCGATTTATTACTCGTAATGCCGGAGAAAGATGCTCTTAAGTATAACCGTTATACAAGAGCAAAACAGATCTTCGATGTGCTCTACATGTATGCAGAAAATAATGTTGCAATCGACGTTCCGACTATCATGAAAGCAATTGTTGATACGAATGATTACAGCATCGTCATCGGTTATGCATTACAGGAGCGCAAGGATAAGACGAAAGGCTTCAATGACAATCAGATGAAGTTCTTCGTTGATACGAATGAGTGGATCTTTGATACCATGGAAGATATGGATGACAATGAGATCCGCACCATTATCAATAATTACGTAAGAATCAGAAAGAAAGACGCAGCAAACGGCAAGGATGGAAACAGAAGATATTTCTTATCATCTTTACCAGAAGAGGATTATCCGACCGTGTCCAGAATCATCAAGGATATCAAGGCAAAGAATCCGGATTCAGAGAAATACCTGTAAGCATCAAGAAATCAACTTGAAGTTTACTTATATATTATCTATTTAGATGCATAAGGTAAAACAAGAAAGGAGACAGTTTTATGTCAAGTAACAAGAACAACAGAAAACTCATTACCACAAAGGACTTAATGAGAACCACCGGTAATAAGACACCGGAGCAGTTTATCACCGGAATGGTGGTAAAGAAGAATGGTAAGTATAAGCTTACTGGATCAAAGCAGGAGAAGAGAATCGCGCGTGAGATGTGCCGTCATCACATCATCGATAAGAAGGGTAATCTGAAGCCGATTTTCGAGTATTCCGATAACGGCAAGATCGGAAAGTGCCCGATTTGTGGACGTAAGTTCCCGACCAGATTCCTGGATGATGTACAGGAGAGAACAGAGGATATGACCGAGGCAATCAGCCAGGGTAAGATGATCTCTTGTGCAATCGGTGCAGATCGTGAGACAACAAACTTCCTGACAACGCTTTCATTCCAGACAAACCAGTTCCCGAAGGTTTACAAGTCTATGAGAGCGATCGCGGAGAAAGCCGACAGAAAGAAGAAAAAGAAGAAGAACAAGAAGAATCAGAAGGCGCTTGGCACCTGGTATTCATAAGATGTTCCGGTAAGGAATGTGGAGAGACGATATACAAAAGTCGTCTCTCCTTCTTACTCCTTAATTTTTTTGTATGTTGGTAGGTGTCCACATAATAAGTAAAATACCAAACAACAATATTTTGTAGAAGAAAAAGAAAGGAGTTTTTAAGGAGTTATGTCGAATAAAGACGTTCGTGTCATGTATATCGAAGATGACATGAAAAAGATACAAACAAAGACGAATTTATATCTACAGAAATTCGGAGATTTGGGTGTTTTCCACTTATTCAAAGAGGGAGCACAAAATGCCATTGATGAAGGCATTGATCCGAAATGCTGGGAATACTTAAAGTCTATTGGAGAAGATAAGAAATTCTTAATTAATATCAGCTATGACAGGCTGGCTGATAAAGTAACGATTGAAGATAACGGTCGTGGAATCCCAGAAGAGGATTATCCGATCGATATAGTATGTACCAAACTGCAATCTGGAAGTAAATTCTTCCGTGATCAGGGTGGTGCAAGCAGTGGTGAGTTCGGTGTTAACACAGGCACCCTTATGCTGAAAAGCATATGCCAAAACCTCTCTAATTGCGGGGACGAATCCGTAAGCTTCAACTACCAACCGAGAGTGGTGACATTCTTGGGGCAAAGGGTAACTCCGGAGATATGGTAATCAAGGTTGAAGTTGGATCAATCGACGCAACGAAGACAGAAAAATTATGAGTATAGTATTAGATTACAAAGAAGCATGGATTTATATTAACGGATGTAAAACTAAATACAAGATTGCATCTCCCGGTTATGTATTTATTGCAGAAACTGGAAAGAAGATGGCTGGTGGTTTGGATAAAAATGGATACAGGATTGTATCTCTTACTTTTAATGGAAAGAAATATACAAGGAAAGTCCATAGACTCGTTGCCGAGGCATTTATTCCAAATCCTAATAATTATCCTGAAGTAAATCATGAAGATGGAAATAAGGATAATCCAGACATTCATAATCTGACTTGGTCAACATCAGCAGAAAATACACATCATGCGTATAGGACTCATTTGAGGAAAGGAAACCTGAAAGATGAGAAGATTGTACGTGAGATTTGTGAAATGCTTCAAAATGAAGTTCGAGTTGGAAAAATATCAAAGAAGATGCAAGTCAATCAATCATATATCTCTAAAATTAAAAATGGTACGATTTGGAAGAGTGTTTCTAAGGAGTACTATTTTCCAAGAGATAATGATACAAGAGCGTTGATAGGTGAAGAAAATCCTATGGCTAAAGTCTCTGTAAAGGAGGTAAAGAAAATTTGTAAGTTGTTGGAGAAAGGGAAAACAGCTAAAGAAATTTCGAAAAAGCTAGGGATATCTATGACGATAATTTACTCTATCAAACAAAGAAAAACTTGGGTAAGCATCAGTAAAGAATATAAGTTCTAAAGGAAAGGTGATTGATATGAAAAATATAAATCATAAATCCATGCAATCTGTAAATCGCTGATAATTATTTCTGTTGTGTTCAACGACTAGGGAAAGCTAGATATCAGCATTGAGAGAAATCTCTAAATACAATTTGTAGGCTGGTTGAAAATAAGGTAGATTGAAATATCTACACGAAGCAAGTAGGCTCAATAATAGAGCGAAATGTAGGCTGAAATATGCCCAAACGGGAGGCAATGATATATCTGGTAATAGGATATATAATTGATGATATAGTCTATCCTAGAAATAGGAGCGGCATCACTGTTACAAACGCACTTAGTAGCTATTTCTCACTTGAAACTTATCGTGGTGATTACTATCATAAGATTGAGTTTAAAGATGGTCAGAAGGTAGGAGATACCAAAGGAATCCCAACTAAGAAAGGAAAGAAACATGGTACCATCGTATCATTCATTTCGAATCCTATATATCTTGGTGCTGGAAGTCATCTTCCTTTTGACAAAGTAAGAGAGTGGGTTACTCTTATGAGTTACCAGCTTGATTACAATATTGAGTTCCATTTGGAGGAATGGGAAGGTCTTAAGATTATTAAGAAGGAAACCATTAAGAGAAAAGATTTTTCGGATATGATTTTCTCTTATATCCAAAATCCAAAGGATCTCATTGTACAACCAATCTCTTTATCTGCGAAAGAGAATATCGTAGAGGAGATTAAACGAAACATCGTTGATGACAATGGAAAAGTCAAGACGAAGAAAGAAAAGATGAAAAAGCAGGTAAGTCTTTCATTTGCATTCGCTTATGATGAGGGAATGGAAGTAGACGAAAGGTCTTTTTGTAACTTCACACAAACTGATGATGGTGGTGTTCATGTTGAATCTGTAGAGGAAGTCATCTGCCGGTATTTCCAGCAGCAAACAAGAGATTCCTTATCAGAAGCACAAAGAGCAAAGACACCCATCTTATTCCAGGATGTAAAAGCTGGATTAAAGCTTGTAGTAAATCTGTCTACAAATGCCCAGGTACAATTCATGGGTAATGCAAAGAATCGTATCCAGAATGAGAACTTACGACCAGTTCTTAAAGATATGACATCGAAAGCATTAACAGACTTCTTTGCAAATGATCAGGCAAGATTACAGGCAATCATTAAAGTAGTAAAAGCAAATGCAAAAGCAAGAATAGAGTTACAGAAAGCAAAGTCAGTAAATGTATCGAAGAAAGTAGATACGTTTGCAGAGTACGAGTTAGCGAACTTTATCAAGTGCAACAACACCGGAAACAAGTACAAAGAGTTGTTCCTCATTGAGGGACGAAAGTCAGCTGCAGGTTCCATGGTTAATGGTAGAGATGCAGCTACTCAGGCAATCTTTGGTTTCCGTGGAGTTACTGCAAATGCTTTTAAGAAATCACTTCCAGAGATTATGGAGAATGGAGAGTGGAAGCAATACGTCAGAGTTCTTCATACTGGAATTGGGCAGTCATTTGATATCCGACGTCTGTATTATAACAAGATAATTATATCCACTGACGCGGATATCGACGGATTCTGGAGACCATAGTTCGTCTAAAACTTGCTTAACTGCGGGGAAATTTTACCGTGACAGGTAAACGCATCTAAGATGTGCTGGTTAAGCTTCAACTACCAACTTGGAATGGTGACAGTCCAAGGGCAAAGGGTAACTCCGGAGATATGGTAATCAAGGTTGAAGATACAGATAATCGACGCAAGGAAACATCTCACAATGATGAGATATGACTTCAACGACTAGGGAAAGCTAGACAACCAGGATGAGAGAAATCTCTAAATACATTTGTAGCTGGTTTGAAAATAAGGTAAGTTGAAATACTTACACGAAGCGAGTAGGCCTAAGATAGCAGGCGAAAGGTAGGTTGAAACAAACCGAAACAGCAAGCTTTATTATATCTGGTAACAGGATATAGTAAATGAAGATATAGTCTGACCTTAATAGAGATATTAAGATTAACACAAGTGATGGTATTGGAGTTGGTATTGCCGGATTTCATGTTCGGTATATGCCAGAAATAGTCGAGCAGGGATTCCTGTATAAGGTATACCCTCCTCTTTACAGAATTGCAGATACTGAGCATCCGTTTATTGGTAATAGAATGGAGCTTGCGGAAATCTGTATGAAGAAGATTGTCAAGTTCTATAAGGTACGCCTTAATTACCCGAAGTCTGATTATATGAATAAGTCAGATTTGTGGCAGTTCCTTTATGACACAATTGACTATCTTTCCACAATTAAAGAGCTTTATGATTTCTATAAGATTGATCGTGGACTCATTGAAGTTGTGATTGCAGGACTCGTTATCTTTGGTGGTATTACCGAAAAGAAGATGGTAGTTCCTGGAACGAATACAACAAGTCATCTTCTCATTGAGAAGAAGTTAAGTGAGTCTGGATTTGTTCGTGATTTCATGAAGTTTGTACAGAAGAAATATCCAGAAGTAAATCTGGAGAAGAATGTAATCAAAGGTGTTGTAAATGGTGGCGTTGTTCGTCTCCACATCAATCAGAGATTTGTTAATAAGATCAATGACCTTGTACCAGTTGTACAGAAATATGGTTATGAAGTCTTCAGTAAAGAGAAAGATGCGGAAGAGCAGAAGCTTACCATTATGGAGTTCTTAGACAGAACATCAAGACTTACACCAAAGATTATGACACGTTTCAAAGGATTAGGAGAGGCCGATGCAGATCAGCTTTGGGATACTACATTAAATCCGGAGAAGCGTAGTTTAGTAAGACTTACATTTGGAGACATCGAACGAGATATCGAGATCTTTAACAAGTTAAAGTCCGACAAACCAGCTTATCAGAAACAACGAAAAGCGATGTTTGAAGGATATAAGATTCGTCGTGATGATCTTGATAATTAAGGGAGGTGTTTAAAATGGCAAGATATACAAGAGAACAACTTATAATACTTCATAGACTTTATCTCGCTCCCACGAATTCTCAGATTAAATTAGGGGTCATTTATCATGACCCCTCTGGGAGCTTGGAACCATTACAATATGACACAGATCGTAAAGCAGACGATCCGAAGATTATTGTTCCAAAGAAATATTTACGTGTAGATACAGACTTGACGTTGTATCCACAGTATGCAATCGATAACTTCCCGAAAGGGCCAATGGATGCATTTTTGATTTATACATTATCTACTAGAGCAGGAGAAGATGGTGGATACGAAGGGTATTCTACAATCATCGTCTGTGTTGCAAAAGGTATAAAAGATGACTTGAAGATTGATCATTTATCAGATCATTCTGACATGCCGCTTCGTTAGGGAGGTGATTGAAAAATGGCGAAGAAAAAAGTAAATAAAGACGTTGCAAATATGAAGCATAAAGAAGCAAACGAACGGAATGTCGCAGACATTTCAGAAGAGTGGCTTCTTATATTTGGTGCAAATGTAAATATTGCAAGAATGTCACCAAATATGATTGATGGATTAAAACCAGTAGCAAGAAGAGCATTATATGCACTTCATACAAATCCGAATCATGGTCTGGTGTTTCGAAAGGTAGCGAGAGCTTCCGCTGATACAATTGCGTTTCATCCTCATGGAGATACGTCAGTATCAGATACAATTTATAACATGGGCTCAAGTTGGGCACAGAATATCATGTATGTAGACCCGCAGGGAAACTTTGGAAATGTACGAGGCGATGCTCCGGCACATCCACGTTATCCTGAGGTAAGATTGAGTAGAGCTGCAAACTGGATCTTCTTCAGTGATCTGAAAGATTCCAATGTCCCAATGAGACCTACTTATGATGGAGATAGTGTAGAGCCGGATTACTTACCTGCTCGTATTCCAACGATCCTTTGTAATCCACAGTTCTCAGGAATTGGCATTGGACTTGCAACAAATATTCCACCGTTTAATCCGACGGAAGTCTGTAAAGCAACGATCAAGCTAATCAAAGATCCAAACGCAAAGATTCTTCTGATTCCGGATTCTCCGACAGGATGTGATATTGTAGATACTGGAAACTTTGAAGCATTGAATGAGTTTGGTGATGATGTCACATTAACAATGCAGGCAACTTATGAGATTGACTACATTGAAAATGTCATCACTGTAACATCTTTACCGCTTCAGATTTCTGTAGAGCAGGTCATCAAAGCTGTGGTAGATGCAAGAAAAGCAAAGAATGGAGATTTGGACGGACTGATTGATATTCACGATAATACCGCAGAAGACAGAGTAGAGCTTAAGTTCTTACTTAAGAAGGATGAGAATCCAGATGAGTTCGTTGAAAAGCTTATGAAGAAGCGTACGAACTTAAAGAAGTCTTATGCAGTAGAGATTCGTTGTATCGAAGATCTTCAGTCAAAAGTATTTGGTACAAAGGCACTTCTTTTGGAGTGGATTGAGTACCGGAGAGAATGTGTCAGGGCAATCTACAATAAGAAGCTCATGGATGCATTATCCGAACATCATATGAACGAAGTCTTCTTGTTTGTATTCAATGGAGAGAATATCTCTAAGACAATCAAGATTGCAAAGAGTGCAAGAAACCGAGAAGACATGGAAAAGAACTTCATGAAAGAGTACGGAATCACATCACTTCAGGCAAAGACTCTTGCGGCAATGCGTACTTACCAGTATTCCAAGGATGCCTATGCTGGATACAAAGAGCGTAAGAAAGAGCTCGAAGCAAACATCAAAGAGTTCACAGAGATTCTGGAAGATGACGCTGCTGTTGATGAAGTCATCATCGGACAATTAGAAGAAGCAATCAAACTTTTCTGTGGTCCGAGAAGATCCCAGGTGATCAAAGCTGGAAAGGTAAAAGAGAAGATTCCGAATACAAAACATCTGATTGGAATCAGTAAAGATGGATATATCAAGAAGCTTGACATTACAGGATCTCCATCCATTGGAACTGTAGGAAAGACTTCTCAGGTAATCGTTACAGTGATTTCAAACAGAGATAACTTGTTGATCTTCGATTCTTCAGGAAGAATTAGTCGTGTCGGTGTATCATCAATTCCAGTAATGGATAAAGATGATCCAGGAATTGAGTTATCCAGATACTTCAAAGCAACTGGAGAACCAATTGCAATCATAAACGAGCATGACATGATGGAATCAACAGAAGATATCATTCTGGTTACCGCAAATGGTATTGGTAAACGTGTCAAGATGTCTGAGTTTGCAAAGATCAAAGATTTTAAGGAATCCATTACATTAAATGATGGAGATTCTTTGGTTGCAGCAATTCCGGCAGGAGATGAGGAGTTTATCATCTATACAAACTTTGGTGATGGAATCCGTTTGAAAGCTGGAGATATCAAGAGACAAAGCAAGGATGCAAAAGGATTAAGCTTAATTACTTTGCGTGCAAATGAAAAGGTTGTTGGAATTGACTTCTTGGAGAAAGGGTGTGATAAGTTGCTTTACATCACATCTGCAGGAAGAATGAAGATGACTGAAGGAAAGTTACTTCCACTTATGAATCGAAGGGATGAACCGTTATCATTAATTGGATTGGATGCAAACGAGTACCTGGTTGGTGTAAGTTTTGTATCGAAGAAAGATACGGTAAAGGTTTACCGGAGAAAGTCTGAACCAGTTGAAGTGAAGCTTAAGGATGTACCAGTGACAACACGGGTAGCAAAAGCTGAAAAGATGGTAAAGACACCAAAGGGAGATACCGTAACTGGATTTACGATTATTCGTGGTTAAAAGAAGAAAGAAGCGTGACTAGAAATGGTTGCGCTTCTTTTTTTATCCCAAGAAATCGAAAATACATTTCTTTAAGCAAGAACAAACCAAAGGAAGGAGGAAATCCTTATGGATGGTGACCTAGAAAAGTTATTTGATAATACGGGTAATAATATAAATGAATCTGTAGAAACGGAGGTAGAAGGCGTGAGCGCTATAAAAGAAGATGGTCAGGCAGTCGGAGCTATGCTTCCGGTTACTGCGCCTGATGAAGTTTATGAGAAGAATATTCTTACAACAGAAGCAGTCGATAACGAATATGATTCTCTTAAATTAAAGAAAGAGGAAAAAGAAAAGGCAACAAACCAGCAGCTGGACTCATCAAAATCTGAGTCTAAGCCGGATGCTGCTCCAAAGAATGAAGCATCTCCTTTAGCAAAGGAATATAAGGAGAATGCTGAAGAGATCGAGCAGCTTATGAAAGAATGTGGAATGAAGACTTCTTATGAGCCGGTATTTGAAGAGGGCAATGAAGCTGCAATCTTTGAAGATGGTGATGAAGCATTTACTGAGGGTGGAGATCGTCACATCGATGATGACATCAAGCCAATGATCGATAAGCTCAACGAAAAGGGTTATAAGACTATGGCTTCTTGTTCTGGACATCCATCATCAAGATCGAAATCCGACCGGTACCGTGACGGTGTAAAGTATGGAAAGCTTTACTCCACTGCGCGTGTTGTATTTGATAAGATCTATGACTTCCCGAATGTACCGGATGGCTGGTCAAAGAAAGTTATGAAGGATGATAACCGTGTCGGCATTTATGTTGATCCACCTTCATTTAAAATTATTAATGGACTTCCGGAGAAGCAGTATACGAATTGGAAACGTCGTTACATGGCTGCTCTTGAGAAGTGGGTTAATGATCTTCCAAAAGAAGGAGAGACAAAAGAGGATGACAATTCAGATATTGCTCTTGAGTCTGTTCTTAATGACCTTACAACAGATGCCCTTGTTGGTCAGGGTTATGGTGAATCTTATACAGATTAATCAACCAACTTACAAAATTACTAAACAGAGTGATTCAAAGCGAGTCACTCTGTTTTTCATACCTGAAATTCATTTATATATTATCTATATAGAGAATGGATAAATAACTACAAAGGAGGATAATTGATGAGTAAGAAAGACAAAGATCCCGATGATTATTGTAAGGGAGGCATTCTCACAAATCGCGCATTAGATTTTGCATCTGTGTGCTTAAGCTCGTATTTAGAGAACTATAAACTTCTTAATTATGATCCTCGTATCACGTATGAGAAGAGAGAAAAAGCAATTAAGAAAGTAAGAAAGGGGGTTGAGAAAATTGATGAAGGGAAGTTAAAGAAAGTATTCGTAATGGAAGAACTCGCAAGACATGCACCGATGATAGAGAAAGATGCGTTATCTTACAATGCATCTCTCAAAGAAAAGGATGAGATTGGTCTCGGTGGTTTTTATGGCTAAACGTAAATTCTATATTTTCTACAAGGTAAAAATACATGAGCCAGTGGAGATTTATGCATTCACAGAGAATGCACCACTTGCCCATGCATTTGCAACAAGTCGGAATATGGATATCTTTATGATGCGTGAAAAACGTTTCGATGATTTAATGGCCCGACAATTCGCATTTGACAATAGTGACAAAATGCTTTTCTGGAACATCTTATCCGACCGTGAAAAATCTTATGAAGTACCAACTACGTATTCAGAAGATTATAAGATCGGATATCGATGTGATCAAATATTCGATGAGTCCATGGAGCTTCAAAAGCAACTTCTAAATATTCCATTCACGGAAGATATTCGAGAAGCTCTGGACTTTATTTCTGATGATATGAAAGCAATCTACGATAATAAAGATTCTAAGGTAGGTCCTTTCAATACATTCCAAATATTCTTAGATCTCTTTGGGGAGACAGTTTTGAAATAATAGAAACCGTCTAACCAAAAAATAAATCCAATTGACAAAATTTAAGGAGGAAAAATAAAATGAGCAAAAAGAAGAATTCCTTCAGCAAGATGCTGAAGGAGCATGAAAAGAAAGTCTTGGTAAAGATTAACGGCGAGGAGAGAAAGCTGACAGATCTCTCAAAGGAGTCTGTAGATGGCATCGTTGCAACATCGATCGATTCAGTGGTGCCGGTATCTGTAACAGAGGCAGTAGAGGCGGCAAACGGTAATGCTGCTGGTGGTCTTGTTGTAGATACTTCCTATGCACAGACCGCTTGGTCACTTTATGAGAACGCTCTGAAGTTCTCTGGTGCAAAGCAGACCATGCTTCTCATCTCTCCAATTGCAGACATCGAGGAGATTCTCGAAGGAATGTCTGATGAGCTGGAACCGCTTTATGCAAGAACCAATCTTCAGTTGGTAATGGATTCCATTCCGGAGAAGTCTTGGAAGCGTTTAAAGAAGTGGGCAGCTGAGCCGGCGCAGTATCCGGATATGTTCGTTCTTCGAATTCCGAATCTGGTACTGTTTACCAATTCTATTAAGAAAGGCGTTGCAACAGAGGCAAGATCTTTTGATCTCGTGATTTGCTTCGTAGCAACCGAAAAGAATCTGCGCAAGCTTGCAAAGAAGGCTCCGGATATCTTCGAGGAGAGTGTAAAGTTTGCAGTAGAGAAGACTGTTTCCGTATTAAAGGATTTCGGATCCAGCTCCGTTCATGTTGAGATTGATTCGAAGTTCATGGGCGATGACCCGTACGGATATGCAAAGATCTGGGGCAAGATCTTAAATGACTCGGTATCTAAGAAAGATATCTTAACCAGAATCGTATTCTGTACAACAGATTCCGATACGCTGGTTTCCTTCAGCAATGAGATTGCTCGTTCATTCGCGCAGTCTTTCTGGAAAGTTGAAGATTAAAAAGAGTTAAGTGTTGCCTGGAAACCATCTGGGCAACACTCCTTTTAGGAGGAGAATAATGGTAGATATCAACAAAGAAGTACCTCGCATTAAGACTGTCGAACAGTTGCGAGAATATTTAAACCCGATTTATCAGATTGATAAATATACGACATCCCCAAAGGAATATGAATCATTCATTACTCGTATTTGGAATATCGTGCGGGGATGTATTGACATTGAAGAATGTCGTGAATATCCGGTTACCTTTAAATTTACAGAGGGAGGAAAGAAGTATAAAGTAGAGCTTCGTTTATTCCTCGATAACATCTGTATTTGGTATCCTTTTTCGTTACTTGGTGATCTTGATTTCATGGATGATTCTTTTATCATTCAACCAGAACAGACACCAAAGGTAAATGATTTTATTAACGAACACATCTTGACGGTACTCCGTAAGTATCACGTCAAGAATATTGATATTAACAAATTCTGTGCAAAGACAACGGCTTATGTTGCTGCTGTTAGTACAGACTTTTCGATCATCATGGGACTTCATTACGATGAAAGTACCTTCCAGCAGATGTATATGGATCCCGAATATCGGGAGATGATCAATACAAAATTCGAAGGAACCGAGCAGCCAGCTGAGATTGAAGATAAACTTCATCAGGTGCAGGTTCGTTTTATTGAGAAAATTCGAAATGACAAGAATAATCCAATCTCTGTTCTGATTCGTTCAGGTACAGGATTAAAAGAGAAGCAGCTTGTAGAGTTTATGATTATGGTAGGTATGCGACCGACTCTTAATAATGAGATCGTAACTTACCCAATCAACAACGGGCTTCTTATTGATGGATTAGATCGTCCGTCCTATATGTATATTGATGCATTAGGTGCAAGAAAACCTGTCCTCGCAAATAATAAAGAGATGGGCCCTGTAGGTTACTTCTGTAAGACCCTAAACCTTGCAGTTCGTAGCTTAGAGATTTGGACAAAGGAATACAACTGTGGAACAGACTTCACAGTTACGTATGAAATCAAGTCTCACAAGCACTTAAATCTTCTTCGTGGGAAATATATGTATGATGAAGATATGGATGATTTTAAGCTTGTCGATACAAAGAATTCAAAATTGGTGGGTAAGAAGATTAAGGTTCGTTCTGCAGTGACTTGTTGCTGTGGACAGAATCGTGTATGCCCGGTTTGTGTAGGAGAGATCGTAAATTACAATTACGATATCGCAAAGGGATTCTCAGTTTTTATTACAGAGCAGTGGTCAAAGGATGTTGAACAGAATGTCTTATCGACGAAACATCTTCTGATTACAAAGTCTGAACGTATCGAGTTCTCAGATGCTTTCAACAAGAACTTCAAGTTGGAGGGTGAAGAGATTAAGTTACTGGATGGAATTAAGAATGCGAAAGAGCTTGCAATCTTTATCGAGCCTGATGAGATTAAGAAAGTAGAAGAGCTCGATCCAAACTCCACTTATAATACTTACATTGATACGGGAAGATTCTACATTGTAAATACAAAGACTGGTGAGATGACTGAGGCTTCTGTATTGAATGGAAAGAAGATCTATATCAGATCTGAAACTTCTACAATACTGGAGGCAAATAATGGTTATATTCCTCTGAAAGATATTGATGAGGATCAACCAATCTTTGAGATCTCCATTAATAACAACCCGCTTACCAAGCCATTTTATGACCTCATTGCTCTCCTTGATTCTGAGAAGCGTGAGGATATGGACGAAGTTACGATTGATACGATTAGTCAGAAACTCCTTGACATATTCGTAGAAGGTAACATGAATGTACCGGTTGCTGCTGGTGAGATTGTGTTAAATCGTCTCTGTCGCAAACCGAATAACGTACAAAAACGTCCAAACTTTGGTCGTACGAGATTACCGGATTACAAGTTCTATGGACTTACCAAGGTCGTTGAGAATAATGAGTCAGTAACAACTGGTATGACATTTGAGCAGCTGGAACGTCAGATGACAAATCTCGATATCTCTAAGAGAAACGGTACTGGATACTTCGATCCAATGTTTAAAGAATGGATCGATATGAGTCCACTTCATAAATACCGTGAGGAGATTGAGGCCGAGAAGGCTGCTGGCACTTACGAAGGTTAAATAAAAGGAGGGAGTTTTATAATTCCCTCTTTTTTTTTATTTGGAGAAACGATATGAAACTATATGAATTTTATAAAAAGAATAAGAAAAGGGCAGAATCCAGGATTACATCGGTAGTCAAGAAGGATGTAAAGTGTGGGATTGCATCAGCATTAATGATTGGTGGTACTCTCATCATTGGTGGAGGTGTGACCGTTGAAGATCCAAAATCGATTTTATTCGGTGGAATCTGTGTTATTATTGGATTTTTTATTTTCTTATTTCTTATATGGAGTGATTAAATATGAAGAAAATATTTAAGTTTTATAGCAAGAATTGGTTTGATGTGAACGTATTAATTTCACTTGTATTTTTCCTAATAGGAATTTTGGTAGCATCCGTTGGTGTAGTTGAAGAAAACAGAGTTGAGTTATTAATAGCAGCTGCATGTTTTATTGCTGCCTTACTTTTTTTCCTCATGGCAAAGACTGATAATCCTTTTGTCAAAGGATTTAAAGATCCAACCAAGACAAAGGAAGAAAAAATAAAGGAAAGATTTCGCAATCCTGAACATGCATTATACACATTAACAAGACTTCAGGATGTTGAGAAAGAGATATCGAGATTAGAGGAGTTGTATGAAGAAAGCTTGGAAGCTGATGAACCAAGTTTTACAGCTATTGTAGGAAAACCATCCCCTGATCTTAATTTACAAGATGCATTTGCACATAAGGATAGAATCAACAGGGTCTCAGCTCGATTTATAACACATTTTAGTGAGGGTGCCACCGATGCTAGATATATCCCAGAAGCATACTTAGTAATGAATGTGAAACCAGCAGAATACTGGATGAAACTTTCCAATTATTGCAGGGAGATGTCTAATTATCTTGAAAATAAGGATAGGAAAAAGATTGAAGAATTAAAGGAAGAAGAGAAAAACCTAAAGGCAATTCTTCTTCTTAAGTGATTGGAGAAGTGAAGTATGGATAAGATTGTAATTTATAAGCCTACAAAATTACAGAATGGTCGGTACACAGAGAACCAATATTCCATGCTGTATTGTATGGGCTTTGAATCAATTGATGAAATCAAAGATGTGATTGAACGAAATGAACTCGGTGAAGTTACTGATATTTTAAAGGATTTGACTTTACCAAAAAAAGATAAGGATAAGTATCCGTATTCAGGATATATTAATCCGTCTTGTTGTGCATACGTTATGCGACTGGATGATGAATACAGAATGCTTCAATCTGTAGATTTCAGTTATCTGGATTTCCGGAGACATCTTGATAAGAAATTTCGAAAGACTGATATTATATCATCAAATTTCCCAAAGATCAGTAAGAATGATCTAAAACCAATTTCTTTACATTGTAATTATCCACTTTATATAACGAACTTTGTGGCTTCACCAACTAGCATCACCCCGGCTGATCTCGTTGATCAGATCTATCAGTTTGCAAAGACAAATAGATCTCTTACAACACGAGACGTGTTTATTTCCAATGGTGGGAATATCCCTTATCTTAGAGAAGTTGATAGACTTTATCGGGAGAAATTTTCGAAGCCACCACTATTCTACGCTAATTTTGGCACGGATCATAGTGAATATTTTAGTGTAAAGATGAGTATTCATAATTCGGCCATTGTGTTGAATGAACTTGACCGATGGTATGGCAGGAAGTTATTTTAATTTCTAATATAAGAAAAACGTAAAAGTTAAGAAAAAAATAAAGGTGGTGAAGTAGATGTCAATTGAGCAAAAAATTAAACGAGCTAAGAAGGACTATCCAAATATTATGGAATCCATATGTGCCCTCTTGGCTAAAAATGATATCCGCTACACATCATCAAAAGGCGAAATCGTAATTTGCGATAAAACAAAAAGAGAAATTCTTGAAATCGTCTACTCACTACCTATTGATGCAGAAAATCTGTTCATTCTGGTGGATGTTGTATCTACCAAGGAAGAAGTATTCATACGCAAAAAGAACAGTATCTGACTTCTTGTTCTTCGGACCCAGAGGCAAAAAAGCTTCTGGGTCCTTTTTTACACAAAAAAAAAAGAGGGACTTCCGGATTGTCCCTCTTTCTTCTTTAGAATTTGAAGATGTCCATGTTATTGGACTTTCCTTTCTTCTTATTCTTTTTCTTCTTCTTTTTCTTCTTATCCGATTTTGCTCGATCCTTCGGTGAGACATATTCATCACGCATTGCATCTACAAAACTTCTTGGTTTTCCATTCGAATAAGTACCACAGAGAAATCTTTGTCCCTCCTCACTTGTAACAGTTTCTCCAACTTTCTTTGCTACCTTGATGAGGGTTTCCACATTAATTTCAGCCATAAATGAAACCTCCTTTCTTTTTATCGATCATATAGATAATATATAAATGAAATTTCATTTCAAAAGTCAGAGTCATCGATCTCTATCTCTTCATATTTCATCCATATTATATTCCACACGACATTCATTGCAATCGGAAGTGCAAAGAATACGATTGCACCTGCATACTCCTGTTTGAATAGCATAAAGAAACCTATGATGAGTGAAGCGATTTCTTCAGTAAAAGTTATGACATATACAATTGCCATGATAAACGGATGATCTTTTTCAACCTGCATAATCCTTCTAACTTTTCTTTTTCTTCCCACGATTAACGTACCTCCTCCATAAAATATAAGCATTTATAATCATTGCAAGACCTACTATTGCCAATGCTAGTAAAACATAGAGTATCGAATCAGAATCAATAATCTCTACTGATGATAGCATAGCTGTTGCAAAGAATAATGCTTCCAATGTACAGAAAAATGTTATTAGAATTGCTAATATAATACGCAATACTTTTTCTGTACTATCTCCTTTCCCATTAATTTTTCTCATGTCTCTTTTTCCTTTCTTTAGTTTATTTGGATTTAAATGTAAGTAGATAAGACAATACCCATTTACATACCATCTATTCTAATAGATAATATATAAATGAAATTCGTGTGAAATTCACCAGAAAAACAGTATAGTAACAGGCTTTGATATAAAGTGAGGTGAATTAAAAGTATGAACTATTACAAATTTACACGGACCTCAGGCACGTATCAAATTGCAGTTAGAAATGACCTTGGTGGTGATATCTCCAGTTATTTTAATGGAGATATCATTTTTAGCGAATATGATGAAATCATAGATAATGGACATCGTTATGTCTTAAATAAAGACGACGGTTTATTTTATGATGCCTATAATGAAATAAGAAATACCGCGAATTTTACGAAGACAGTTTCTTCTGATTCTGTTGTCGTAGATTTGACACGTTCGGGACTTACCATTTATGATAGTAAGAGAAACCCGAAAGTAATTGGACATGCAGATGTAGATGACCATCTCATGTTAAATCTTTCTTTTTATACAGACGATTCTTCAAACGTCTGGGCATCTGTTTCTTATCAGGATGAAGATGGAATCTGGAAAGATGGTTATATCATCTATAAGAATTACCGAAATAATTTTGCAAATGTCAGAATCTCTGATTTCCACTATGGAACTGTCCTTACGGATGGTTCCGTTGATAATGCAAAGGTTGTAGAACTGAAAGAAAAAGCCGTTGGTGGTTCAGCCACCAGCAAGCGTCGTGCCGCAAGAAGCACTTCTGGAACATCGAGTACAACGAAATCGACTACTACAACAAAGGTGACATTACCTACTACTTCAAGAAGTTCAAGTAAGACAGGAGATAAAACAACCGGATCATCAACGGTTAGCACATATGCTGGTCGTGTTGATGCTTATGGCGACAATCTTACACAATTTGCAAAAGACGTTGCAAATCATTCACCAAATGTTGTACAGAACCAGAAGAACTATCCGAAAGCAACTAAATACACGGATACTAAAGGAAGGACACAATACAAATATGATTACAGCACTATCGTGGATACCGATTCTATTAAAGCAATATATCCGCTTCACGATTTAGATGTTCGAACTTTTAAGAGCAATTTTTCTTATAACGCAAAATACTATAACCGTTTTAAAAAAGCAATGCCCGATGATGTGCTTAGCAAAGGATTCATGCATATCTTCTTTACCAGACCTGATTTAAATCTTTATGATGAATCCAGTAATCTGGTATCGAAAGTCAAGAAGGATGCATTCTTTAATTATAAGCATAAGCAGAAACCAAATCTGTTACATCAGCTTTGCCATATAGACGGTGACGACTTTATGTATTTCTTATCTAATAAGGCAGGAAGTTTCTCCCTTACAGATGAGAGTATTAAGTATGCAGAGTATGGCAAGAACTTCCAGAACTACAGTATTCAGTTAGGAAAAGGAATCTTTGATTCCCAAGTTGCTTCTACATTTGATATTTCTTATGTTGATGACCGTGATTATGATGTCATGGCAATTCATAAGATGTGGATCCAGTATATCTCCAATGTCTATCATGGAAATTGGGATCCAAAAACGCAGTATATTTATAAGAAGATTCTCGACTATGCAGTTTCTGTTCATGTAATTGTAACTGCCGAGGATTTTGAGACCATTCTCTATTGGTCAAAATATTATGGTGTATTTCCAATCAACGTCCCTTATTCAGCACTTTCTTGGGAAACAGGAAATTTTGTAAGTAAGAACTCTATGAATATTACTTATGGATATTCTTGGAAAGAAGATTGGAACCCAGCAGCTCTTACAGATCTTAATGTAAATTGCTTTGGATATAACTCTGTTTCTTCAGCAAAGTATATCCAGACTTATAACTCAAATCTCGGTCGTACAGGAACGACTTGGGTTGGTGAACCATTCGTTGAAACGATTAAAGATCTCAGCACCGAAGGAAAACAGTACGGTTCTGGGGTAATTTTAAAACTCCGGTTTAAGCCCGGACCAATAACAACTTAGAAACGAGGTGACAGAAGATATGGCTGATACTGCTGAAACCATCGAGCGCGACTATGTCGATAATTTTTCGATTAAAGAGCTCGTTATTGATAACATCATGCCAGAGTATTTTCCTGATATGGATTCTGATAATCTTGTTGCGGGAACAACTGGTATGTTGGCAGAATACGTATCTACTATTACAGAAGATGCTTTTAATACAGGATCTTCTCTGGTAGCCGAAGCTTTTCCATCTCGTGCAAAGATGGAAAGTTCTATCTATTCAAATGCCGCGATATTCCAGCTTACGAATAGCTTTGCAGATGCAGCGAAATGTAATTTCGTTATCGTTATTCCGGAAGCAGATATCCGTGCGAATTTTGTATCCAAAGAGGGAAGTAGCTATAAATATTTCTACATTGATGCAGACTTCTCTGTGGAAGTAGAAGACAAAGTGTTCTCTTTGGATTATGATATTGAAATAAGAGCGATGTATCGTGAGTCCAAAGGTGCTTGGATTTATTCCGCTAAGTATCTGATGGATGACTTTACAAACTCTGTATCAGATAAGACAGACCCTTATGTAAAGTTAAAACAGGCATCAGGTCTTATCGCCCTTACTGTAGAAATGGGGCAGTATGAAAGAGAAGAGCGTTATGAAGCAATTACTGATAACGCAACACTTAACTATCCAACCATTGATGTTCCCTATTCTGGGAAACTTCTTGGTTTTGATGTGCTTTATAAGGCACCCGGTGACAGTGATTACAATACACAGCTGACACCAAAGGTTATGTATTCTCTCCCGGATAAAAGTCCGTTTGTTTATTTTAAACCAATTGACAGCGAGACGTTCCAGTTATCCTTTACAACAAAGGATGCTTATTTCCAGCCAGAGTTTAACTCAGAGCTTAAGATCATCATCTATACGACATTAGCTTCAGAGGGAAACTTTGATTACTATGATGGAGATGATTATACTGTATCAAAGGGAGACAAATACGAATATGAAAACAGCTGGATGGTTGTAGCAAAACCAATTGGTGCTGCAACTGGAGGAGCAGAAGCTACTGACATCGAAGGATTACAGCAGCTTACAGTTGAAGGGTTCTCTACAGCAAATGCCCTTACCACAGAGAACGACTTACAGTTGTATTTCAACAATTATGATTATCGCTATAAGAGTAAAGTCTTATTCTTAAAGAAGCGAAACGATGCAGTAGAACTCTTATTCTCTGCATTTATGTATATCCAGAATGGGGACTATATCTATCCGACAAATACGCTCACTATGGATACCAATGTCCTTGAGTTTGAGCATAAAGATGGAGGTTTCTATAATCTGGATCCAGGGTATCTGTTTAGTTATAAACAGGATGAGATCTTCTTAGTTCCACTTCTCTATTATCCAATTGATGGGGAAGGAGAATACTATGATGAGAAAGGTCATTATTATGATAAAGATGGTACTCCAAATACAGATTTAGACATCGATGAAACAAGACTTGCTGTAAAGATCCGTATGGGTACTGTAAAGGCTTCGGATGCTTCTTATTGGAAGCTCTCCGCTGATGATAACCTTTATCATTACACATTCTCAAATGGAGATACTGATGATGATAATCATCCGCCAATTACAACAGAAGATGTTGCAAAACTTTATGTAGATGGGAGTGTTACACGTTCTGGAATTGATGCTGATGATAAGGTATTTGACTTTATGAAAGATACTGAAAAAGAGGATCAGGCAAGAAAGGATTATCTTGCATTCTACGAGACCTATAAAGAGCGAGAAGAGAAACCGAATTTAACTTTCGATGAGTATATCTTTGAATACACATACAAGGATTACAAGAAAGAATTTGGAATTGACAATCGCCTTATGGTCTTTGATGTGGACTTTGAAAACTTCCCGGATGCAAGACCATTCATGTTTACGAATCCGTTCATCACAACCATTACAGAAACAACTGGACTTGTTTCTTACTTCCAGACATTCATCTCAAAAAATGCAGAGTTAAACTTTGTCCGTGAGAATGATTCTGATGCATTTGCACAGTTTATTGCTTACCACTTGGATGTGAGCCGTGATATTTCAAAGGATAAGAAGTATAACTTCAGAATGGAAATCATGCCTTCTGTTGAAGCAGAAGAGGGAAGTCCTTATATCGACTCCTCAACGATTTATAATACTGAGAATGCTGATCAGTTTGAATTGTATGAAGGAGCATCTCCAAGCTTAACCAATTACAACAAGAAGCTTCTTGAGAAGAACAGACTTCGTGTTATCATGACATTCATCAACGACGATGATATGGAATGTGGTTATATGGAGATGATTCCGACAAAGGATATCGACAATTCTGATCACTACGTATTTGAGGCAGAATTCCATACAGATGATTACATCACATCAGCAAATACATTTAGAGTTGTTCACATATGCCCATTCTGTGGAAATGTGATTTACAATTCTGCAAATGCAAATATTGATGATTTCGATTACTATTGCGATTCTTGCGGAAAGACTTTCAAGGAAGGTATTATCAATATCCGTGAGAATGATACAATCTTGCTTCCAATTGATGGTGCGAATATCAAAATCACAATGATTTACAAGGATCCATCCAATGATGCTGATCCTATTACAAACAACGATTTTGCTGAGTATCATGAATCGTTCAATGGTTACGTTTGGACGAACGTGTATAATGCTCAGGACGACACATTAACCTTTATCAAGCCTCTTGATATGATACGAAGTGTAATCTCTTATAAGGATTATTATGCACATGGAGTTGATGCACTCGATTGTACCATCAGTGAGATGCCACTCCTTAAATATTCTATCTTGGCTTATAAAGATACAGGTATGAAAATTACCGATCCACTTCTTGAAGATGATATCGGAAAGTTCCAGTACTTTATGGATACTTTCCTTGGGAATTACAATATTCTTCAGGAAGCAAAGACCTATCTTGGTGGAATGAATATTGACGCCAAGTTCTATAATAGCTATGGAAAGAGTACGAACTTCATGATTGGTGATGATCGTACAGAAGAGTTTATTGATACAAATAATATCAGTATTACACTTACCATCACTTTGGATACAGGTGTTGATGAATACGCTTGTGAAACAGAACTTAAAGCTTACATCAAAGATTACATTGAAGAGATAAACTCTGATGGAACGAATGAGCTTTATGTATCCAACTTGATTCGTTACATTGAAGAGAACTTCTCTTATGTAAATCACATGGTATTCTGTAAGATCAATAATTATGATACTACGTACCAGGCCATACGAAACTATGCAATTAGCTTGACTGAATTGACAAAGGAAGAAAGACGACACTTCGTTCCTGATATCCTTACAATCAACAAGAACAGCATAGACATTACCTTTATCCAGCCTGAATCATAAGCTGGAAAACATTAAGGTAAGTAGAAACTAAAGTAAAGGAGATGATCAAGCATGTCTTTAGAGAATAGCAAAAAGTCTGTGTCCGATTTTATTTCCAATCTGGAAGCAGAGCGGAAGCAGGCTGCTATGGATACATTACACAAAAACAAGCCGGCTACAAAAGCCGTTAAGATTGCTCAGGAATGCAGTGAAGCTAAAGAGCTGACCACCCAGGACATTTTTGCAAAGATCTATCGCGATGCCTTGCCGCTTGATGATAGTTACAAGGCTGGAGCAAGTTCTGAGCTGGATCAGGGTGTGATTTCCTTCATTAAGAAGAGAGATCCAAAGGGATCTGCATATAACTATATTACAGAAAGAGCAAAATCTGGTTCCATCCAGGCAAAACAGATCTTAGAGTCTGTTGACCGGGAGATTGATGGACATTTCCGTCATTTCTATGAAGGAATCAAAGAGGCTGAGTTCGATGACATTAAGTTGGACGAGGGAGATCGTAAGAGCATCGTTGACAAGATCAATGGTGATATGGGATATGATGAGGTTTCTCAGATTATCAACGATCACGTTCAGCAGACCGTTCAGGAAGAGATTACAAGAACCAAAGAGGAAGATGATCACTTAAAAGAGCTTCAGGATAGTCTGTCTCAGGATGAGACAATGACAACTGAGTCTGCAATTGAAACAGAGCTCTTACGTAGAGGCGAAGGTCCGAAACCTTATCAGCCGACTCTCTTCTCAGGTATCATGATCTCGCAGGTAGAAGCCTTTAATGAAAGTGGTCTTGATGAAGAGCACGTTCAGAAGAAAGCATTCTTCGAGTCCGTAAAGGAATATACGAAGTGGGATATGCTCAGTACTTTGGGTATTGAGAACTTCAAACAGAAGGATGTTGATTATCTGGCTACAAGATACGCTAGATGTGAAATGAATTAAGTTGTAAATGGGAGAGGATAGATCTGGTTTCTGTCCTCTCCTTTTCCTATTTGCAAGAAAGGGTTTTTGTAGTATTATGCATAAGGAAGGATTTTTTGAAGTGTTTAAACCAGCTAAAGTAAACTACGATAAAGTTGTTACACAGTCTCCACCTGTATTTTATCCACAAGAAAAAGATTGGACTTGTTTCCTTGGATGTATTCGTACCATATTAACGGGTATTACAGAAGATATTCCAAGTGAAGAAGAGTTCGTAGAGAAATACCAATTGGAGAAGAAACCGTACTTTTCAGAAGACATCAAAAATTCAGAAATGCTAAAGGATTATAGTGTTATGTACGGTTGTGATGATCCATTGGTTTCTTTTGATGATATCCTGCTACATTGTAGAGAGGGATATTATGTGATGTTAGAAACGATGTATAATTTCTCTCATTGGTTTGTGCTTCTTGGATATTATCCATCACACAACGATGTAGAGATTAGTCGAATCTTAGTATACGATCCTTATTATGACGAAGTACGTCTACTTAATTTGGATGAGTTTTTAGGAATGTGGATAGATGGAGATTTTCCACATACGAAAGTGGAAAAAGACTATATCGCAATCAAGAAATAAAAAAGAAGAGGATGGAATTTGTTTTCCATCCTCTTTACTTTATCAAAATACACCAAAGACATCTCCGTTATTTCCAGATACAACCCCTGGATCATATCCATTTAATTCATCAAATGCATCCATGTTTTGTGAACCAAAATCAAAGAATGCATCTTTATCTGGTTCCAGAGTATTATCCAAACCGGCATTATCAATTAAGCCTTTCTTATGTAAGGCTCTTGTCTTTTCTTGCTCTCTCATGAGAGTTTCTCGGTAAATGTCTTCATAGGAAGGTTTACTTTGTCGTTCAACCTCTAATCGCACTGTATCAATAACAGACTCTGGCAATGCTGAATAATCGATCTCTTCTGGTCGAAGCATTCCAGTATTTCGTTCTTCCTGCTGATACAATATATCTTCTTTTGAGAATCCAAATACTTCTAAGTTATTTCCATAATAATAAACATACATGCCAATGAGATATGACATGATACTGTCATCATGGAATCCTACAGCTGCTTGGATCTTTGTTCCTTTCATAACGAGCTTTGTAATATCTCTTGTGACATTATGCCCAACGAAATCCTCTTTATGAGTCTTAATACGATCAGCCAAGATACTAAACATGACTTCACGAGATCTCACATCGGTATAAACACCATAATTAGATTTCTCTTTTGCTTTCTTCTTTAATACAGATTCTACTGTATTTAAATCATCCATTTTCTCTTCTGCAAGTTTTTTAAACTTATCAAAGTATACTCTACCAGCAATATCAGATTCCATCAGGAATGCAATAACAGAATCACCAACAGAGTTACGCTCGATACAAAGGATTGCTCTTGGTATATGCTTCTTTACAAGCTCTACAATACACCTGATGAATTCAGGCTCACCAACATAAGAGCATTCGAATTCCGCAACTAATTTTGTTGTATAAGGATTTATGATAGACATCGCATTATTATCACCACCGGTTCCTGTAGAACAGTCAATGCCGACAATGTAAGGGATGCCTCGGACAAGTTTTTCGTAGATATTAAGACGATAGTATTTACAGATCATGATCGTCTCAATCGGCTTCTTTTCAAGCTCAATGATTCGATCCATATCATCACGATCATAGGGAGAATTAGAAGAACCGCGAAGTCTTTGTAATAAGATCTCGCGGCGAACAACCAATTTATTATTGATTTTATTGGCAATATTTCTAAACCATTCAAGGGATAATCCAATTTGTTGATAAGAGTATTCCATATAAAATACTCCCATCTTATTATCTTTAACAGATAATTCCCTTAACTCATCTATAGATTTATTATAAAATAAATCGTTCCACACTGCACATTTTGCAAGAAGCTGTTCTGCCCTTGCACCTGCATCAGTGTCGATGTCTCCAGGCGTTGCAATAGTATGAAACTATTTAGACTATATCTTCATCTCTAAAATAGAGAGCCCCCCGTTTCGGTTTCTTGATATTATCTCACCTACATTTCGTCCTATGATTGGACCTACTCGGTTCAAGCACTTTCTGCTTGCCTTTCCCTAGTCGTTGAACTTACACCCAATGCTTTTCGAAGATTTCGCACTTTATCACTAACCCTTTTCCCTATTTTGTCTTTTGTCGTTTTACCACCAAAATATTTTACAATAGTAGTGGTTTTACAACCTGAAAGTATCATTTCTTTTATTTTATCCTCTTCTTCTTTCGTGAATCTTTTCTTTGTTTGAGATAAAACAGAATTTGGTATATCATACTCAGAACTGATTTCTTTATGACGTTTACCGGATTTTATGGAGAATACTAATGCATATATAGCGTTATTTGTAACCTTTGTTTCTCCAGTTAATGCACAATAAGTTTGAAAACAGTCCATTCCAGATTCAAGGGATTTGCAAATGAATCTAACTACTTCTTCATTATACACTGCATTTGGTGCATTCACACCAGAATTTACTTGAAGTCCCATTCGTAATGCATGTCTTGTATTTTCTCCACTTGTAGTCCACTCTAAATTCTTATAATAATTATTCGTTTTATCTCCGTCCATATGATTCACCACATTCAATTCATCATCATGCTCAGGAAGAAATGTACTTGCGACCATCCGATGAACTGCAACAGGAGATTTTAATCTCTTTCCATCAATATGTCGAATGATCCCAATTCGTTTATATCCATCCTTATCATAATGAAATTTCAATTCTTTTACTCTTGAAAAAGAGAATACTTTTCCGTAATTAGATATTACGTATTGATACTTTACAATTCCAGGGTATTTCAAAAATCTAAATTCTTCATCATCATGTTCTTTAAATTTATAAAATTCTTCTAAAAGTTTATTCATGTGAATAATCACCTCCGTTAGATAAAAGTTGTGGTGATAATTATTCACACAAATGGGTGATTAGCTGCGGATCGATCTATCTTTAACCTTGATTACCATATCTCCGGAGTTACCCTTTGCCCCAAGAATGTTACCACTCTTGGTTGGTAGTTAAAGATTTTTAGAAAGTCCCCGCAGTTAGAGGGGTTTGTATTACAGGTCACCCTGTAATCACGCCGCATTTAACGTGAGTATTCGCCCGTAGATTGCTCCGACCTCCGCTGATTTACGTGATGCAGTTTCAAACGTAGATACAGAGTTTTCAATAATGACATCGATATATGGTGTAAACTCCACCTCATCAAAATGAAGAATTGGTGCAGTCAAACCACGACCCATGCCGAGTGCTGCTTCATATGAAATAGCTTTTGCGCGAACAACGATTTCATTTCCTGTAACAGGATGCTGATATCGTGTTGCACTCTTCTTTGATTTGGTAATTTTTCCATCTTCTTCCATAATGGATTCGTAACGTAAATATACTGGTAAGCACGATATGATATCACCGAAATCTCTAAGATTTGTCTTTGCATTATCACCATCTTTATTGATGAAGATGAATGTTGACTTAGATGTTCCAAATGAATATGCCCATGTTTGTGCTGCTAGTGCTGACTTTGTTTTACCTTGTTCATAACTTAGACTATATCATCATCCGATTTCTCGGAGCCTCCCATTTCGGATTATTTCACCTACATTTCGCCCTATGATTGAGCCTACTCGGTTCAAGTATTTCTACTTGCCTTTCCCTAGTCGTTGAAGCTTCGTCTTAATTTCTTAGGATACTTGCTTGCGGATTTTCTCTATTCTTAACCTTGATTACCATATCTCCGGAGTTACCCTTTGCCCCAAGAATGTCACCACTCTTGGTTGGTAGTTAAGACATAACAAGACGTTCCCGCAGTTAAAGAGGTTTTTCCAATCCATTGCTGGATTTCGCGGCAACAAGGTTCGCCGAGGTAAACAGAGCCAACTATCTAGTCCGTGTAACAAGCACCAAGTTTGTGCTATATTTCCACGGTTTGCTATATAAGGAACGCCTTCTGGAGAACCAGCAGATGGTATCCTTACAACTTCCCTTAAATAGTACCAGATATTATGTACGCACTCTATCGTGATTCTTGAAATCTGATCTTTTGTCAGATCAGGTTCATCTGAATCTTTCTTCGTCTTGAAAGGATCTACATTGACAAGATACGGATCTTTGATCTCAAGCATAAAATACCATTCTTTTACACCAAGAGTTTTTAAGTCCAGTGCAACTTGCAAGAAGGATTTATTCTTGGTACCAGTATCGTAATATCGTCCTTTAATACAGATAATCCGATTTTTCGGAGTACTTGTATTATCCATAGTATCACTTCCTTTCTTTAAAATTAAGTCTTCGAAAATAAATGGCATTTCATCATAGGTTTGACAAGTTTTTAATATGGAAAGGAGAGTTTTTATATGAGAGACACATTGACAAAGTCAACGTCAGATGTTCTGACAAGTCAAATTAACAAAGTAATTGACAATATGAGAGATGTGCTTCATCTTACAATATCAATATCAGAATTTGATGAAGCATATGAGAAGTTTCATGCGGTGATTTATAAGATGAATAAAGAGCTGTATGAAAAGCATAGAATGCCTACCGTAAATCCGAATTACTATGATTTGACATCTGGTGCACATTACACAATTCGTGTGGGAAGATTTACATGGATAGAGGTTAGTGCTGTATTAGAGGACCATTATGGAAGCAGTCATAAAACGACATGCTTGCTTATTTATGGAAAGAATAAAGAGAAAGTCCGCTCTGTTATTTTAAAGAGAATTCTTGAGAATACAGATGATGATATTAAAATAAAGAATTGCGGAAGATATGGAAGTACTTCTATATACCGAGTAAGTCCAAGAGCATTGAATTCCATTGTGCTTCCGATTGAGACAAAGAAGAATCTCGTAGCTGGATTATATGGTTGGTGGAATTCAAAAGACTGGTATGAGAAACACCATTTGATTCATAAGATTGGTGTTCTTTTATATGGAGAACCTGGAACTGGAAAAAGTACGATTGTAAAAGCAATTAGCACGATGTTTCAGAATGCTCCGATCATTATAATCAAATCAACTGATGTAGAAGATGGTTTATCTACAATTTTAAGAGAACGTGAAAAGACGGTTGGTCCAATCATTATATTATTTGAGGATTTTGATATGTTCTTTTACGACAGAGATCAAAAGCCAGCAAATACAAATCAAACAAATGAGATGCAACCTGGCGTTGTTGTAACGACATCTGAAAGAAATAATAGTATGACAGAATCTCAGAATCTGGTATTCCAGATGTTGGATGGGAATTATTCAACTGATGATACAATTTATATAGCTACGACCAATCATATTGAAAGGTTGGATAAAGCGCTGATTCGTTATGGACGATTTGATATTCAAGAAGAAATCAAATGCTTTGATAAAGAATTAACCATGAAGTTTTTAAATCAATTTGGTTATGGAGAAGGGTTTTTTAATAAGTATCTTACCGATGATGATTTACCGATTCAGCCAGCGAAGTTACAGGCGATGATTATGAAACATCGGTCAATGCAGATTATGAAGAAAAGAGGCGGGTTATCTTGATTACAAAGAAATTTGAATCATTAAACGATCCATATCCAGAAAAAGTTAATGCTAGTAGTGTGATTTCTGGATGTTTAATTGGTATTGGAGTAATTGCAAATACTGTTATTGAAAATAAGTATATTGGAGCAATGCTATTTAGCTTAGCTCTACTTACCATTATCAAATGTGGATTTCAGTTATATACAGGAAGAATTGGATATGTACTTGATAAAAGACATCGTGTTGAAGATTATATCTTTATTTTTCTTGGTAATTACATTGGAATATTTTTAACCTTTGTATCCTGGTACTTTGCACAGGATGAACTTACACAAATAGCCATGGAAGAGATTGCTGATACAAAATTTTCAAAATGTTATGATACCATGTTTGTAGCTGGGATTCTTTGTGGAATACTCATGATGGTTGCAGTCTATGCAAAAGAGACCATCATTACAGTATTCTGTATCATGACATTTATTTTATCTGGATTTGAGCATTGTATTGCTGATATTCCATATGCATTAATCACGACCTCAGAAATACCAATGGCTGAGGTTTGTATAAAATTATTTCTGGTTATTTTAGGAAATTCAATTGGGTCAATATGTATTTATGCTTTAATTAAATTATCTAAATTAGGAGGAGAAAATCATGAATGAAGAACTTGGGATGATTGGTAAACTAAGAGTCAATATTGAGACACTACAGAGTTGCTTTGCATTTATCTCACAATTTGAAGTATGGAAAAATCTTGATGATGGTTTACATGAATTACGAAAAGAAGAGGTTCGCAAATCATCTGAGAAAGCGTATGAAATTATTAAGCTTTATGAGAAGTTGGTACATTTGCATATTTGTAATGATTCCATTGATTACAATCATAATATAACACCGCTTATTTATCTTTTGGCTTGGTATTATACTGAAGAGAAGAAAACCACGTTTCATATTCAAAATGAAATTTATGTAGTGATTGAAGCAATGGTCGTTATTATCAAACCTGATATGGATCATGATACGTTCTTTGCTATTGCTTCATTTATCATTCAAAATGCAAGAGATAGAGACGAAGCGAAGAAACTCTATTATTTATTGGAACCATATGCTCGTGTAGATCATAAACCATCAGCTGCTCCAATATCATCTGTTATTTCATTCAATGGACTTTACAGTATCGTGCATTCCATTGGTCCAATTATTACAATTGCGAAAGAAGATGGAGAAGGGAAATAATCCCTTCTCCATTTTTTTATTCCTCGGTATGCTTATCTTCACAATGTGAGTAGAAAATGTGATATCTTGGTTTTTCCTCATCAAAGACTTTCCAACGTATGTAATCATCAAGGAAAATTCCAATGAAAGATAGGAAGAACCACCAAATCGAGAATAACAAGCATATTTGTCCACATAAGTTATATGGCATCTGGCTATAATCCCAAACTCCAAGTTTTAACCAGAGATTTAAGATACAACCAGATATAAATTCTATTGCAGTTACAAAAACTGAAGAGATAAACATCTGGCTAATCAGTGGCATATCCCATGGATAAAACTCATTGATCTCACCAATTCCCACAAAACAAATTCCACCAACTAAAAACATGGAAGGGTGTGAATACCCACGGTAAATGAGTTCTACCAAAACATAAGCACAACCTCCATATAAAAATAATACGAGCATCTTAAACAGATTCTTCATATTGAGCTTCTTTTTCATATTTTTCACCTCTTTAGATTAACGCATCCAAATCATCGAATGTATCATCTGCAAGCGCGGGTTTAATATCTGCCGCTGCCGGAGCTCCTTTAATTTCACTCAGACCAGCAATCATCTCAGATTTGAAACGATTTGCTGTTGCTGAAGACTTTCTGCAGAAACGATACCAACCGGAACCGTCAAAGTAAACGGTAACCAGTAAGGTGTCAATATCATACTTGTCAAATGCACTGTGATTTCTGAGATATTCAATAGACCGATCAATCACGTCCTTCAATCTATCCATCTGCTGTTTTGAGATATTGAAGCACTTTGAAAATTCAGACTCTTTCTTCGGCTTCTCGTGATTCGGATCTTTTGTCATATAAATGGCAAATTCCGGAATCCACTTTCCTTTCTTTAAGGTGATCGCAGTCTGAAAGACGGTTGCTGTTCTTGGAAACAACTTCCACATCTCTGAGAAGATTCTCGACATACAAGTCTGAATCTCTTTTGCGACAATCTTCCGCTCTTTCTTTTCTGCATGTTTTTCAAGAAATCCTTCTGTAAACACTTCATCGGAAGGATTCACATATAATGTCTGTCTCATTTTTTTATCATCCTTTCTTTAAGAAAAGGGACCATCCTTTCGAATAGTCCCTATCTTTATTAGTCATCGTCACTATCTACTGTGACTTTCTCGGTTACTTTTGCCCAGATACAAGCAGTTTCCGGTTTTGTATCGCTTACGACGATACCACCACCGCCTAATGATTCCTCCAAGGTCGAGCCATCTGCCATGAGAACCTGACTAGCATCAGTCTCCGGATGCATTACCTTACGATCATCAGGAGCATTCACCGGGTCTTCCGGTGGAAAATATAATCTGGATCCTTCAACAACTTCTGTCATATCTTATCACCTCTTTCTACCAAGTTTGATCTGCTTTCTGGAAAATTACATCATCAGGGACTTCACGTTCCCCAACTTTCAGAAAAGCAAAGTCAGAAGGCACTGCTGTTTCCATATTGGTGAGCATCTTCGGTCTTCCTAACACGTTGTCGTATCGTGTAATTGGAAACGATAATACACGAACTTTCTCACCATCAGCATTTGTCATTGTTCCCCAAAGAGGGGTGTCATAGTATCCACCAATTGGTAATACCTGTGCCATATCTCATCCCTCCTTTAGTTATTAATATAAACTTTTGTAACGCCACTCGGAACCTTCATCGTTCTTGGTTCCTTTCCGGTTTTCTCTGCGATGAAATACTCCGGATTTACACCAGTCGTTTTTTCTTTTTCGCAAACCTTGACGTTTTCTACTTCATACGCTTTTGTATGCTTAAAGATTGCCATTTAGTTACCTCCCTACAGTATAAGTTCCAGTCTTCTCAACATAGAAGTCATCTGTTGAATCACGATTCAGTGAGAAGTTTGCATAAATATGGTCAATACCACGCATCTCATCTTCCAAGGTCTCCATTGTAGTAGGAGAACCAAGATACTGCCCTCCCTGCTCCGGATCGTATTTACGCATTAATTCAATCCAGAGTTTCGTGCTCTTCCAGTCTCTTGCAGTTGGCTCTTCAGAGGATACAACAATTCCTCCACCACTTCCAGAACCAGCAGCACGATCTAAGGCTTCTTCGTATTCCTGTAATCCCATCAAAAGGATTACTTCGGTATGATTTACCCAGTTAGGTAAATACAAATCCTGGTCTGTTGCTGTAAAGAAGAATGACATAGACATCGTCATAAACGAAATATCATAAGTATCTTTTACAGCATTTAACATCGTCATATCAGCATCCGAAGTGCAGAGCGTTAATCCTTCTGCTAACTTTGGTGCAGTAATATAGTTGATCTGAAGCTTTGTACTTCCAACTACCAGACGAGAATAAATCTCTGATCTTTCAAACGGCACGAAGCAAATTTCATTTGCACAAACATAGCCGTCTGTTGTTTCACTTTCACGCTCATCACCATTTAAGTCGTACCATGTAACCGTAAAGTTCACGATGAACTGCCCTTCTGCATAGTTAAACTTGTTATAGAGCGCTTTCTTTGCCAGCTTGTCAGCATCTGTTCCAGAGTAATCTTTATATGCAAGATTGTATCTCGCATTTAAGAACTGGATCAATCCTAAATCCTTAGGAGCTGCATTTAACTGGATATAGAATCCATTTCCTTCCTGAGAAACACTAAAGGCTTCCGGATACAGATTCATTAATTTATCTCCAGAAAGAATTGATGGAGTTTTACCATCACTTCGTTTCTTGAAATTCCAATCCTTTACGTCCATTAAACAGGTCATAAAGTACGTATCATTATAGACTTCATTTTCTTCATTCGGTCTTACATAATTTTCATATGCATCCGAACGAGAACGAAACTGACTCATGAGCTCATAAACAGGAAGATTTTCCTGACTATACCACATGATTCGTCCGTCTTCTCTTCGCTTATAGACTAAGTCACCTGCCTGCTTGTCAAGCATAACTTCATCTTTTACAGCATGTTCCTGATATAAGACATCCAGGAAAGTAGCTCCAAATCTGGTATTCGGTGTCATGGACTCAGTTGCCGTTCTTGTACTATTAGCCATTATCATCACCACCTTCTTTAAATTCTTCCGGATCGCGGTTACCTAATAAGAACACTCTCCAGCGTTCCTCTCCATCCGGATTCTCCGGTTTATAGTAATTATCTGGATTTAACAAATAAACGTCTTCGCCTTTATCATTTTGTACCTTGTATAAAGTATCGATGATTTCGTAATTTGTCAGAATATCTTCCTGGTTAAACTGCAAAATACTAGGATCTAAGAGACCAAGTTCGGTAACTCTCTCATACATGAACATAGACATCATGATCGTGTAAGTATCATCTTCACGAGACCAAGGTTCTTTCTCCTCGGTATTCTCGTTTGCTGCTGTATCACCTGTCACATCATGAATGATGAGATTTTTATACTTTCTTTCTACGAAACTTTCTCTTGCAAGATCCGAAATCGTATAATAATCATCAAAGGAAATATCAAAGTATTCCCAATCTGTATCGCGCTGATAAATCTCCAAGTTATAGTAAGAATGAATACCAGCAAGTTTAATCTCCCATGGAGAGATCGGGAAGATATTAAAGCAATTCAAACGACGACCGTTTAAGTAGATTTCATAATAGCGGTTATCATATGGCTTATCAATGATACCACGTAAATCCACGTAATCCGAATCGAGCTGCTCTACATAGTAGATCAGACGATTTCGATATGGTGTAATATCAACAGACATCGTAGAACGTCTTTCCAATGTCTCAAGTGCACGTACTTGTAAAATACCGTTGAACTTTCTAAAGTCATAACGGTTACGAGAACGAAGTCTTCCATCGTAGAATACTCTCGTATACTCAGCGATTGGCTCTAAGTTCTCACTGTGTACGTTGAATATTGGATAACAGGTTGCCTGTGCTGTCTTTGTAAAGAAGTATGGATTCTTTGCAATTGCAATCGTAAGCTCTTTATCCATAACATCTGCTGAAATTGCTGTAATCTTAAGCTTGTTAAGAATAGTAAAGTTTACTCCAGTATTATCACGATTGATGATTGATTCACCCTGTGTAACAACACGGTTGAAGGTAATGTAATCTTCATCACGGTTGATTTCAAAGAGATTTGTCGTTTTCTTTACTTCGCCCTCTGTTACAGTACCGGCAGCAATCTTTTCCTGAAGCTCTTCCTTTGTGATATCTTTTTCTGATAAGTTCTGTCCTTCATAGTTGAAGTACTGACCATCTTCGTTATAATAAGCTCCAGATGATAACTTGTAAACTGTAATCAGTTCTACTGGAACTTCATAAGCATTGTAATCATCAGAGACTACTTCTAAACGGAAGTTATCAACAGAGATACGATCCAGGCATTCCTCAGTTCCAAAGAAGAAGTATAAATCAGAAAGTGTTGCCTGTATCTCATCTGTCAAATCGAAGGTAATCACAACGCTCGGATTCTCAGCTGTAAAGGTAACAACTTCATACTGATTTAAGGTCGGAAATACCTCAATCTCAAAATACGTTACATCATCCGGAACCTGGTCAACAGGCACATATAAGTTATCACAATACTCACTTCTTTCATAAATGAAGTTTGAAATAAACAAACCATCTACGAAGATACGAGCTGTCAGTGTATTATCCGGATCGGGTTTTGAAATGCTAAATACATAGCAAGGCTCAATGAGCGTCTTACCTGTACTAACACTAACCTCTGTGTAACGATTTGGTAAGTCTGCTTCTTCTGCAGAGAAATCATACTTGTTTGTTACCTGTCGTTTTGCTAATTCATAATCATGAAGAGCATTGAAGTTATCTCCGATGAACTCTTCTAATTTTCTTGTCTTGTATTCCAGAGGAGGAACCTTTCCCATGTAATTCTTCGTATAATCAATTTCATCATAGAAGTAATTTACAATAGGATGATTTACAATGAAATCAAAGACTTTCTTGAAGTCTGCAAGACGAATTGGTCTTTGCTCTTCCAAGTAAGCAGCCTTTTCTTCCTCTGTCATTTCATTGACTGTCTTATCATACTGATGAGTTTCATCAAATTCTGCTTTCAGCTGTTCTTTTGTCTTTCCACGATTTTCCGGTTCTGATGCCCACTCATAGAAAAGACCAAGCCTTGATTCCTCAGGGTCTTCAAACTCTTCCGGAATAATAACCTCTGCTTCCGGAACTTCTGATAACATAGAATCATTCTCAAGATCATAATCTTCGAAATACAGCATATTGAAGATTTTCTCCAGAGAATAGTCTGGATATTTATACTTCAAATAGGAGTAATAGAACTCATACATATACTTGTAAGACAAGTCATAAGGCGGAATATAAAAGTAATAAACACGATACGTATCATTCTCTTCTACATCCTGATTGATTCTGTAAATATTCGGGTAATTTACCTGAATATGAGAATTTTCAATATGGGTAAAACCATCTCCACGATTCCGATAAAGAATCATATTTTCTGTTGGAACTGGCATTCCATAAAGTTTTTCATCTTTATCTGTTATCATGAAAAGATCAGACATGACCTCATCACTTGGTGAAGTACGACTCTGGATGTATCCAGATTCATAATCTCCTTCCTCTTTTCTATATCCATACTTCGGATAAAGATAACGATAAAAAAGAAATCGGATCGTTAAAGATCCGGTATAATTCATAAGTGCTTCGCGAGTCTCTTTATCATACTCGATGTAAACATCTCCATTTTCTCCAATGGAGACATCCTGTGGCATACTTCCATACTTGGAGTCACCGCAATAAACAACTGCAAACATGGAACCTGTATAGTTATTGGATAAATCCACTTTGCTTGCAGTCAAATAAGTCCCTAAAATACGACCATAAGAAGCCCCATCTTCCGAGTTTCTCATAAGCATTCCTGAATTTGTTATCAGGTCTGCATACATCGTATTATTGATAATCTGCACAGAAAACTTGTGCTCAATATACGTATAATTATTTCCAGTATCATCGAAATTCTTTTCATATAAGAAATCCCGCTTGAATGGGAAAATGATGCGGAAGTAATCATCGTAGATCATAATTTTGCAATCCCGTAAGATATGATCATCCATTATGATAACCGGAAGTTTTGAGAAGATCCTATGATTTCCTGTAATATCAGAAATACCAATCTCTTCTTTATAATAATCCGAGGTTCGATATCTTTCACGAGAACTTACAGTCACGAGTTCGGCAGGAATATTTGCACACACGCGCTCTTGTTTGTCCAGATATAAATCTCCGAAATCTGGTTGGGACGTGACATTTCTTGTGGTATAAAAGAACTCTTCGTAGACAATTGTGCTTCTCTGTAAACGATACAGATACGAGTACGAATTATCAACAGTCATACGAAGGGCTTTTTCTAATGCCTCACTATCAAACGTACCATTAGTAAGAGCAGCCTGTAGAAATTCTTTACTGGATTTTGAAGCCATATTACATGTTCACATCCTTTCTAATTCTGCTTATATCTATGTTTTTTAAGCATTTTAGCAGCAAAAAACATTGACTTAAGTAGAAAGTAAACTATGAAATGAGGTGAATAAGAGTGGGTTATTATACAGAAGCCAGTCTTTCTGATTCTACGATGTTTCAGAATTTGAATAAATCTGCGTCATTAATGGCGAAAATTCAAAAGGCAATCAAAAATGGCGTTGCCCTTGATAAAAGTTATTTTGAAGCCCAGTACTTATTGATCACCAAAACGAATATATCTCCCCTTGCAAATTATGTATTAAGAGCATTTGATGAGGGGAAGATACGATTAATCTACAATAAGAGAGACCATGTTACAGTGGCTCTTCCCTTTGTAGTACTTACCATTGGTGGTCAAACAACAGCATGTATCTTTATTAATGAATTCTCCGGAATGTCAAAGGGAGATGACATGCAGCTTACGATTGAAATGAAGAAGCTCTATACGCTTATGGAATCTGCGTATGTTGCTTCTTTGTACTTTACAAAGCCATTGTACTTTACGAAGAATGCTTCCTTTATAAAAGCAATGGCAAATATCTATTCTCAAATGATTCTTCGGATATTAAACCGCGAGTATGCATTATCGCTTGATAAAGATGCGTTTGATACAGCAAATTACACATCTGCAAGATTCTTCTATGAGAGAATCTTAGGTCTTACTAATCCGGACCTTGTACATGCATATTCCGTTGCTCTTTGCAATAATCCGAGTGAAACAACGATTTCCCTTGCGGATAATATGTATTCTGCAGCAAAGGTGAGAACGATTGATGAATACGTTAATTACACCGCAAAATCTAACCCAAAGATGGGAGATTTGAAATTCCGGTATTTCTTTGAGCGTTGGGTTGCTTCTTATGGCACCGGTGCGACATTAGCAATCGATTCCTTCCCATATATTTACTACTGCATTGCAAATGTACTTTTGGGAGGATTCCTTATCAATTCAACAGCAATGATGGAGTTTATCAAGAATACTAGAGGTATTAACACCTTATATTCTGAGATTATCCGAATCATTGGTGCTTAGAAAGGAGAAATTCGAAAATGAAAGCATTTAATGGATTTATATTAACGAAATATGAAGATCCGGATACTGGTGAAGTAAAGATGGTGCCTTACTTTCCAATTGTCGATAGTGCAGACATCATCAATACAACACCGGTACAGGCTGATGAAAAACTCACCATGATGTCTGAGCGTTGGACATTAGCAGAAGGCATTGATGGTATTGATAAAACAAGTTATATTTTTACTTGTAAATATTCAGGATATTCAGGAACAGAAGATGCTGACACGTTAGAGCAGATTGGTTCTTCGTTCTTGGATGCTGAAGTGCATTACGATTTATACCGGAGTGGAAAACTGGAAGTTTGGGGAATTATCCGTTTGAATGGACAGAAAGCTTCGTTTGATGATACAAGAGATTTGTATTTAAAGACGTTCTACCTTCCGTTCTCGATCCCTGATAACGTTCCGGTAAGAACTAGTTATGCATTTGGACCTGTAGAAGGGTTAAGCTTGGTTTCTTCTTTGTCAACTATCATGGTTACAAATACAAATTTGAACCCGACAAAGTCAAAGAAGAAATACTATGCAAAACTTGACATCAAGCAGGTTGTGGAAAAAGAAGCGGGAGTTTTGGATCTGTTTTATAGATCAGCAGATGCAAGCTATTCAGCTTACACTTATGAATCTTATGTAAACAAGTATTTGCCAATCAGATTTGATATCAATGGACTTACTTGGAAATAATTTCAAAATGAGAGGTAAGAAGAGGAGACGAGTCATTGTACCCGTCTCCTCTTTTTCGACTTACCGAGAGGAACTAATCGTTTTGGGATCACAAGATCCCCATCCAGAAGTATAAGGCTTACATACAGCCTTAACTCTATGTTTCTTAATAGATTGAGGGGAGAAGAGGCCGACTCTGGGAAGTCGGCCAATGTTTGGGGTTGTTTAAGGAAAAAGTTTCCTGTAACTAAAGATACTTGGAAGTACCACACTTTCAAGTAGAGGGTTTCTACTCATAATATTGTTTTAGATTAAAATCTAAACCCATTCTACACGATAACGGTTGTGATATTCATCAACCGCAATGCTTGTACTTCGGTTAATATCCAAATGCTCAACCTGAGGAATTGGATAATCTGATAATTCTTCTCCATCTGCTGCAATTGCACGAAGTTCATACTCATCTGTATTATGATCGACAAAAGCAACGAGTTCAACATTTCGATTCTCGTATTTTAAATATGCTTCTGTTTCCGAACGATCATCTTCGGAAGCAAGCATTTGTGCAATATTGTCATACAATGTATCTTCATCTGCATCAATCGGTGTTGCATCTCCATAAATGGAAGCATCCGAACGATCCTGTTGAATCAGTTTCTTTAAGAAGTTGGAAGAGAAATCAGATAGATTCTCTCCATCATAGCTACCAGCTGCGGCAGCCGCTGCTTCTTTTCGCTCCTTCATATTAAGGTCTGCGATATTCTTCTTTAAGCTTGTGATGTTATTGATAAGCTGACTCGATACACTACGAGATTGGTTAATGGAACTGATAAGATCTGTTGTGAACTTACCAACTCCTCTTGCAGAAGATTTCGAAGCCTCCATTGCGTAATAACGCTTCTGTAAGGAATCTGTAAACTTTGTTGCATCCTGAAGCATATTACGCATCAGAGCAATGTCTGTTTCAAACTCCTCATTGTAATCTTTGGGGCCTTCTTTTTCTTTCTTTTTCTTCTTCTTTTTCTTACCACTTCCACCGTGTAAGAAGTCATACACATCACTGTTTCGGTAATTCTTGGAAGCCTTTACTTTTGGAGTACGAAACTGGGATAAGGTGTATTCCCAATCATCGTCTTCCTCTTCCTGATTTGCTTCTGCTAAAGCTTTTGCTTCCTTATCTTTCTTAACTTCTTTTGGTCGAAATTGATTAAATGACATAGATTGTGTTTCCTGCTCCATCTCATCAAATTCATCCAAAAGAGATTTCTTTTGTCGCTTCGGTTGATTGGAATAATCCAAAATAATCTTCGACACTTGTTAACACCCCTTTCTATATCCTGTTAGGTATTAAAGATATGTCAAACCTTTAAAAATACAAGGGTCGATGATGTGTAAGGACATCAACCTTAAAAGAATCTGGAGGATAATCCTCCTCTATACTAGTATCTTCATGATCTGGAAGTTCATCTTTGGGATTTTCCAAATCATAATTCAATTGGTTCATAAGATCTACCAAACTTTCATGAAATGCATCACGAAATGCAATAATACGTGGATCTGGATTATAATCAACTCGTATTCGAATTCTTAAGTTAGAAATCCTTTCTCTGCAATCAGAATAATGCTTACAACCCAGCTTCCTATCTAATTTCTTCTTTTGTCTTTTATTCATCTTTCTTCTCCATCGTAATATCAAATATAGACTTCAATTGCTCCTTATCAATCTCAGCCTTAACATCTTTTAGTGTTTCAGCTGTTGGATCAAAGATTCCCATTTTCGCAGCGCTAACTATTTCCTTTCCAGTTGGATCGGTTGTTACATAGATCATTTCTTTAGCTTCTTTCGGCTGTTCCATCTCGAACTCATCATAGATCTGATAGAATGATTTTAATCCATAACCTGTTGGGTTTGGATGCTCATTTAATTTTTCCATTGGTAATGGACCAAGAAGGAATTGACTTGGAACTCCGAAGATGTTTTTATTTTTATTTACAGCATTGATTCGCTGAATCATCTCACGGATTTCAACTACATCACTAGCTGTACATTCCTGACCCAAATAATCACTGTGAATGATCTCTTCCTCTCTATTAGGAAATGCTGAAGCGAGAAGTGCTTTCATCGTCTTATCAAACATGGATGCATTCATCATAATAAAATCTTCAGTATCCTTTTTACTCTTTGCTTTCTTATAACCTTGATATGTCTTATGACATAACTTCTTTTCGAATTTCTTCATCTGCCTTTTGTTCATTTTGATCACCTCCTAATACTCTAATTGAATAACTCTTTGATGCCTTTTTCAGCTCAAGTATATTTGGAACACATTCAAATGTCTTACCTTTTGGTATCCACGAATTGCATGAAAATTGTATAGTAACAGGTTCACCTTTAACACTGTCAGGTGGAGTACCTACACCATTTATCCTCACCTTTCCAAGGCTTAAATACTCTGAAAACTTTTTACAGAGTTTCAAATAGGCTTTATATGCGTGATAGGTTTTAAAACCTAATCTCCCTATCAATTTCTTTTTCTGTCTTCTGTTCATTTTAGAATCCTCCTTTTATTAAAAGAAGAGTCTCGTGCAAGATAATAACTCACACGAGACTCCATTTACATTTTTGCATATACTTGACGATTCATATCAAATGGTTCAAATGATATATCAAGACCATCTTCTTCATCATCGTCATCTTCAATCTTTTCTTTGTTAATACCATTCTTATTATGCTTATTTCCCTTATTGTCGGCTGCTACAAATTCAGAAGCTAAGCTTGTAAGAGAAATAGATTCTTCCAGTTCCACATCATTGATAAGCTTGATAGAGCTACCTTTTGCATACGGATGATTGAAATACTCAAGTTCACGCAACTTATCATCTGTATCAGCGGAACGATATCGTCTTTTCAATAGTTTAAACGTCATGTAGACTTCATCAGAACCTAATTTCTTTTCTCGATTTATGATAATAACGACATCGCTATTTTCAATGCATATATAAATTTTATATGTAGACTATATCTTCATCTTTATACCCTTTTATCAGATATAAAGAGCCACTCATTTCGGTTTCCCTACTCTACTCGCTTCTTCATCTAAGGATTTCTCCAGAGATTATGCTTTCGATAGTCGTTGAACCGTTCAGAATATCTTTGAATATTAGCCCTTTTCGAATTTTACTTACCGTTTGCGCTTTTGGTCCGATTTTCTCATGTGGAATCTCAGGCCAAATTATATGTGCAATTTCAGTGTTCTTTTTGCCCTCAGAGATTAATCTTCTGATTCTAGGAATATTTCTTATCGTTTCCAATTGTGTTTTAGTATACTTGGTATTGCTACTAAAATTATAATCTTTTGATATCTCTTTCCAGGCAATCCTGTTTTTGATTCGAACTAATAACGTACGATTTGATTTATTATCCTCCATTTTCATTCTTTTTAATATTTCATCATAAGAAAGGTTTTCCTCAAGATACTTGCAAATTTCTCTAGCTTGATCATCCGTTATAATTGCCCAACAACAATTTTCACCAAATGTATTTATTTCTTTACATTTAAATGCTTTTGATACATTTTCGCCGCGGGTTTTCCAACTTAAATTCTTATAATAATTATCTAATCCATTATTATTGAGATGATCTGGTACTAAGTCAGTTCTTCCTTCATATTTTTTAGGAATTTTGATAAAACAAAAAGCTACTAATTGATGAACTAAAACCCATTCACCTTTATCATCTTTATTCTTGAGATAAACTGCATAATATGGGTGATGCTTCTTATTTGCAATCTTTTTATGTAATAACTTCTTACCTTTCTTTATCCTAACATCACCGAGTGATGAAACTTGATAGGTGTTACTTATTATATTTTTAAATCCATTTAAAGTTTTCCACATAATTTTTTCCATATAAAAATCTCCTTTCTATTTAAACTATCAAATCGTTACTTAAAATTTTAATTCTGACTTGGCTGCGGATTGTCCGTATCTTCAACCTTGATTACCATATCTCCGGAGTTACCCTTTGCCCTTATCCTGTCGCCAGATATAAGTTGGTAGTTGAAGCGTAGCCGGCACATAAAATGTGTCCATTGGTGAAATGGAAAGTCCCCGCAATTAAAGTGGTTATTTTTACACACCTCACGGTATGGGGAGACCATTGAGTTAATCTCCCAGGCACCAGCGACGCCATCTCGTCCGACGAGCTTCGTGACGTCTGATTTCTTTGCTTGAATTGCTGCATCTACAATAGATGAAGCAGTTCTATTTAACTGCTGAGCTGTAATTACTGGAATATCCCAATATATTGCTAAATCCTTCAATTCATTTGTGATATTCTTAAGCTCAGCTTTTTCATTTTCTCCCTTTTCTGCTGGACGTATTCTCTTTAAATAATCCAGAATTAACGCAATGACTTCTACTCCTTCATCTTCCAAATCCTGGATGATTCCATATAAGTCATTTGTATCAATGCTTCTATTTGGATAATACTTAATGATGATATCAATATTACTTTTATCAGTAAGCGTTAATCCACCTTGCTTAATCAGCATCTTCTTTACTTGCTTTGGAGAGTAGTTTCTTATGTCATCATCACTTGCCACAATATTAAAGATTCGCTCAATCGTCTCTTCAATACTATTCTCCATTGTAATCATAAGAACTGCTGGTCGATTCTCTGGATTCTTACATTGAACCCCTGCATTGTATTTTCTTATATCAAGTGCAGTGTCCAACAAAATTTGAGATTTACCACCACCTGGGAATGCTAAGTATGTATAAAGACGTTTACTCATGTACCCAGGGGCTAAAAAGGTATTCAGATGCCGAATACCCGTAATAAAGATTCGATTCCGGTTGTTTAATTTCTCCATAGAATCGAATAACACAGTCTCAAAGACTTCTTCTTGTAAAGAAAAAGTTTGATCTGCTCCCAAAGAATTGGATCTTCTCTTAATATTGATGATAGAATTTGCGATCTGATACAAATCCTCACTGAGCTGTTTGTAACTCTTTACATCAGATTCATCCATAAGAGAAAACAATTCTTCGATAATATGTTTTAAGGTGATCGTATATCCAAACGCCAATCGATCATCGATTTGTTTTAATAAGTATTTCGATTCTTCATAATTGATCTGGCGTTTATTTGTCGTTACTTGATCCAGAATACTTGCTCTGTAATCATCACAATCTGGATCTTCTTTACAGTATGTCTTAATAACATCTTCTTGGACCAACCCCTCGCGTAAATATCCTTCAATAGTCTTTTCGATTAGCCAAATACGGTTGGTCAGTTCAATTTCACTTTCCTTATATACGGACTTATCTAGTGACTTGAACAGTTTGTCTATATTCGTCAGAGCTTTTCTTGTTTTCAAAGCTCCTTCTTTGTATAAAAACTGAATGGTCATATCAAGCGTCGTCAAGTCCATTTTAATTGGTAATTTCGACGTTCGTAGTTCGACCATGCGCTTGCGAATACTCGCATGCAGCTGTGATCTATTATCCATAATTTCCTTTACTTCTTTCTACGTTTTATCGTTTAATAGAGTGTAAAATCGTTAGTTAATTACTATCCCTAGGAGATTATAAGCGGGTAGAAACCTAGCGAAAAACAAAGCTATAACGATTTAAGAAAGGGGTGAGATCCTTGGCGAAGAAACCAGATAAGAAAGAATCCGCTTATAGTAAATTGCGGAAAACGTTTAGTTCTTCGATGGATGGAGTTAGTTCTTTACTTGATGACTTATCACTTTCCTTATATGGAACAGTGACACAGGACGACTCCGATAAATTAAATGATCGATTTAATGAAATCATGAGCTCCGAGATCGATTCCATTACAGGAAATGGAGTAAATGATTATTCGACCTTTTTAGGACAAGTATATTCAAATGACAAAGATTCTGCTTCGATCATGCGAGAACTCAATGCAAAAATGGATCTTGATACCGCTGGAAATGGATTAAATCCAGCGCAGTTTATCAACGAGCAGTATCGAAACCGCATGATTCAGCAGGCAGATGCTTATAATATATCAAATCAGCTGATTGAGCTTCAGGAAGCAAAATCAGTCATGCGCGATGCAATTATCTCAACTGATGTAAATACCGGAAGAATTAACCGTGTGATTACATTTGAACAGTCAACAGTAAATGATCCAAGCGATAGCTACTTGCCGATTATTGAAAAAATGGAGAAGAAATTCAATCTTCATGCAAGAATTAAAAGTATCGTAGATCATTGCTTAGGTTATGGTGAATATTATGTATATCACATTCCATACCATGAGTTATTTGAGAATTTTGCAAGAAAATACAGAAAGATAAATAAAGGTGGAAGAAACTTCTTTGAGTCAGCGGTTGATAGTACCGTTGAAAAAGTAGAGATCTTTGGTCTTTATGACAGATCTTCAAAAGAAGATAAAGCATTCTTTGAATCTGTAGAGGGGGAG